TCAAGCCCGCTTCTCCTTCAAATCATTTCGCGCCCCAGTGCCAGGGACCAGCTTTCCACTCAGCCCCAACGGGTCATCCCACCACCACATTTCGCGCCACGACTGCGGGACCTCGATCGTGTTGATCGCGTCAATCAGCGGCTTCTGCGGGATGTGGGTATAGCGGCGCGACATGTCGTCTACGACGTGCCCAAGGATCTGGTCTTTGACGTAGGCGTGAACGCCATTGACCACGAGTTGCGTCGAAACGGTGTGGCGGGCCGTGTATGGTGACACGTCGCGAATGCCAGTCCGCTTCCGAGCTCCGTTGATCGCCGTCTTAATCTGACCGCCCGCATTCTCCGTGATCGGGTACGGCTCACCCCGAGGCTTGCGGAAAACCGCGCCGCCGCGCTGACAGAGAGACTCGAACAAGGGCACGAGGAACTCGTGAATCGGAATTCCGCGCCCTTCACCGATTTTGGAGTTCTCGAGCGTAATCCAGCGATCTGGCACGTTGACCATGGCGGCGTCGAGCACAAATAGCTCGATCGGTCGCATACCTGTAAAGAACAAGGCCGTCATGAGCATTGCCGGCGCCGGTGACATCGCGCCCACAAACCTGGCTGCGTGCTCGTAATTGGTCGGAGCGCTACCGGAGCGATACTTCTTCAACTCCTGAACGTTCGTCCCCTTTGGCTTCTTGGGCAACCGCCACTTCTTATGGTCGGCCCATCCTTCCATGGCAGCGTGGTTCCACACGGCTCGAAAAGGCGCGTAGAACTGGCGAACCCTCGTGTCGCGTAGCGCGGCCGGGTAGAGCCTGTTAGCGAGCTTGTCCAGGCTCTCCTGCGAGTAGCCGAAGAGCTTCACACCCTTTAACTCGACGGCGAGCCCCTTCGGCTTTCCGTTTCCGCCAATCTCGAGCAGGAAGCGGTCGGATCCGCCAGCCGCAATGAACGCGTCTGCCGCCTGGTCGAACGTGATCGTCTTTTTGCGGCCGTTGACCGTCTCATCTAGGAGGCGCGCCTCTTCCTTGATTCTAAGAGTCTCTGCCGCTTTGCGGTCGCTCGTGCCACAAGAGATGAAAACGCTTTCTCCTCGGACTGTGCCGCGGAGATACCAGTTGTCGCTTCCTTTGCGCTGGACGAGCTTGAGCGGCATCGCATCACATCCCAGATTGCCAAAACGTCGCTATCGCTAAAGCGAATGTCGCGACCAAAAACTGTACACAGACCGTGCCGCCTGGCCACTCGGCTGACGGCATGTCGTGTGGTCTTGAGGTAGTCCGCAGCTTCTCTAAGCGTGTAGACAGCCCCCAGCGGCCCGTTATCGTTGGCTGGTGTCATGTAGCGGCCCCGCTAATCAACGCCGCCCCCTTCGGGACGCAAACGGCGGTTTGCATCTGCCCAATCGCTTTTACCGCCGCACTAGCGACTTCGCATGCCTCTTTACCGTTGAACTCAGCGGTAGATGAACCGGAGCCCCACCCCATCCCTAGAATGATGAGAACATAAATCATCTCCCGTCTCCCGCCGCTGAGAGCATGGCGCTCGGAGGCTCGGGTGCCAGAAAGAGCTTGTGCTCGCCAGGTGGCAAGCGACTGAGCCGGCTGTCGATCTCATTTAGAGATATGCAGCGCCGCCCGTCATGCATGTAGACGGTCGCACGAGCGCTTGGTTCGGCTGCCGCCTCCTTCGGCTTGGCGGATTCGTAGGCCTCGATCGCGACGACAGCCAAGGCCTGAGCGCTCTCCCACTGGCGCTGCTGCCTATCGAAGTCCTGGTTGCTCACCGGGCCTTCCATGGCCTCATATAGCGCCTTCGCAACAGTGCTCTTCGCCTTCTCATCGATCATTGCGAGACTCCTGGTCTGCATCGCGGGCCTCGTCGAGTGCGGCGCGGCCGGTTTCCTCCCGCTCGACCAGGAAGCAGTCGCCGCAATCCGGGCAACGAATGATGTCCGTCCAAGCATGGCGAGGGGGCGGAACTCTGACCAGGGTCACACCCTGCGGGATCTCGCAGGCCTGCTGGCAGTCGATCGCCTTGCTCAACTTCTCACGCATCCTTGCCTCCGTCGCTGGTACGCAGGGCTTGGCGGCCGGCTTCGGTCAGGCGGTATTGACCCCATTCCGATACTTCGACGTGGCCGGCTTTGACCTTGCGTGCGACGATCGCGCGGTCCGCCTTGGTCACTCGATCAGACAACCCGGTCCAGCCTGTGAAAGTGCCGTACCAGATGCGGTCGGCGAGATATTGCCAACGCTGTTCAACTTTCGTCAGCCTCTCAGCCATCCTTGCCTCCATGGGGGCGGGTGCGGCGCGCGATTTCGTAGGCTTTATCGACATCCGCGTGCCATGTCGGATCGCCGTGTTTCGCAATCACTCGCTCATCCGCATCGAGCTTCAGGGCTCCGGGGCCGCCTTCATTCGTCCAGCCCCACCAGCGCATCCATGATTTCGTCTCGTCGAGATCGCTCACGACCGGCCCTCCTTATCGCCTGTGGGGTGGGGATTTGAGGTGGCATCCGCGAGACCGGTAGGACCGTTCTCCAGAGTATGGCCACCGCAATTGAGCCGCACGACGATCTCGTGAGCGAAGGCGACCTTCTCGGCATGTGACGCGGTGCTATCTCCTGGGAATGAATAGCTGTCGGTCCAGAAGACGCGGTCTCCTATCGAAAAGCCGATCCTTCCGCCTTCCCATGGCCCAGCACTCTCGTGGAAACCAGAGGATTTCTCGAAGACCAGTCGAGCAAAGTTCTCGGGGCCGGTCTTGGTCGAGGTCTCGCGGATGCCACTCCTCATAATCCCCCCTCCCCATGGCCGGGGGCGGGGTTGAGGGCGGCAGCAACAGCGGCGACACCCTTCCGGGTGATGTGAAGCACGCCGCCGGCGGCAATCTGCTCGATCGCAATCAGCCCAGCATCAGACAGCCGGAAAGCCTGCTCCCAAGCCTTCTGATCCTTCTCGATGACGGGGCGTGCACCGTCATGTCGGTTGTCCTGTTTGAGCCGGAACAGCAATTGCAGATCGCCCGGATCCACCACCTCCCCAGTCGCGGGAGAGGACAGGGCGGCGAGGATTGCATCGCGGTCTATATCGCTGAGAAAGAACGCCTCCCGATCATCGAACCGGAACAATGTACCGTTCGGCGCCTGCAAGTTCCCGTCATAATTTGAACGTGCGCCATATCTGATCAGCTTGTCGAAGGCTGCCATAGCCTCCCGCGCGTCCGCAGGCGCCGAAGCCGGTGGCGTGAGCTTGCGGATCTCGGCAGCCTTCAACCTGTCGCCATAGTCATCGCACGCCAGCAGATACTCCGCCGCAGCTTCAAGCCCGGACTTGAAGCCCGCCTCCCTTACCCCGCCCGCAGGCGAGGGAGAGGACACGGGCGATGAGGGGGTGGGCTTGGGGGCGACAGCCAGAGCCAATTTCCACCCGTCTTCGAAGCTGGCGCGCGCACTGTTCTGCCGGCCTTTCGCTCCGGCCCTCACCATCTCATCGGTGGGCTTCAGCGGCACCAGCAACCAGTCCCCATCCCCTTGCGTCGGGGCCGTGAGGGAGGCGACGCTCTGAGCGGCTTCGCGAGCGCGCATGACGATGTCACCCGGCGTGTCCCCCGGCGACCATGTCAGCGCTTCCAGAACTCGATCGCGCAGTTCACATACCGCCTCCACGCTCGCGGTCTGGACGGGCGCGGGTGGGGTGCGATAGAGCGCAACCGGTTCCACTGGTGGTGGATACGCGTGGATGACAGCCGGAACGCCCTCTGCGGCCATGCGCAGGCTGACTTCTGAAGTCCAACACGTCGGCTCAGTCGAGACCACCGCACCGCCCGCACCGGCCTGCGAGAGGCGGGCGAAACGAACGAGCGTTTCGGTCAAGTCGGTGACGAACTGGTCGTGATCGTCCAGCATGTCGATACCGGCGCGTTCCGCCAGCTCGCGAGCTTCCTTGCGCGCGCTCTCCACCACATCAGCCATTGGCGGAATCCTTCGCGTTGGCCTGCGCCCAAGCGAAAAGGACAGCTGCGATATCGGCGCCGGTCGGCTTCTCGTCGAAGGACACAATGTCGTTGATCCTATGGGCGAGCGTGCCGGCGAACTCTGTCAGCTCGCCGTAGCCAGCGGTCAGCACTGGTTCGAGGATGCGCTGTTCAAGCGTCTTGGCAGGATTATCCATCGTTCTTCTCCGTGCTGCGGGAGAGGGAGGCGCGGGCGCGGCGGAAGTCCTCAATGGTCAGCGAGCCGGCGTAGTTGGTGATCGACGGCTGATGCCTGACATGCTCCGCAGCATCGTAACGTTCAGCGACACTCGCGAACGGCTTCATCGCCGCCTCCAGGGCGGTGACGCGGGCTTGGGAGGCTGCCAGTTCGGCGCGCTGGGATTCGATGAGGGCGAGCAGGTCGGAGAGGCCGGACGGAGAGCAACGGGCGATCCAGGCGGCGTCCTCTTTCTTCCCATCTCCGAAAACATCAATGAACACATCTGTCATGCCGTCGGACTGGTCATCCGACGAAATCGCCCGCCCAACTTCAAACCGCCGGTTCTGCTCCCAAGGCCCCGGCGTCACGCCTTCCATAGCCGCACGCCATTCCGCGACCACATTCTCGGTGGGGGTGGTCATGCTGCGATCCTCAATGCCAATTGCGCGGATCGTCGAGCGGATCCGACGTATCGCGCCAGCGATCCCAAGCCCGCCCGATTGCCTTCGCCAGCCAGACCGCGGCGCCGCCCGACAAGAACCCAAAGGCGAAAACGACGATCACACCCTGTTCCGTCGCGACCATCACGCGGCCACCTTCAGCGCAGAGAGACCGGCCAACGGATAGTTCAAGAACCGCCGCCGCCAGCGTGCCGCCAACAACGCCCCGTCGATGTCCAGCAGGCGCAGAGCACAGGCTGCCCAGTGGTTGATTGCGATCAAATGGCGCTCGTGTGCACGCTTGACCAGCAAGTCGGAAACATCCGTTCCGACACGGGCCGACATTCCGCCGGAGCCCAGCATGGCCTCGGCAACGCTCTTCTTCAGCGACACATATGCGCCGACGTCGTATTTTTCAGAAACCTTGCCCATGCCACGAGTCTCCGTTTCGTGGCATGAGTTATAGCGAATCCTAATTAGGATTGTCAACTAGCAAGCAAGCGGATCGTCTGCCCGCTTCTCATCACTTGGCCGGTTTCTACCAACCGGTCCAGCGCGGCTGTAACCTGACGCCCGTCTGCCTTGGAAATGCCCTTGGCGCGAAGGAGTGTAGAGCGAGCCGCGGTGCCGTCCTTGGATTTCTTCAATGCCGACAGGATGGCCTTGGTCAGGGCTTCGAATTCAGACCCCGACATGAACTCGGCTATGCCGCGATCAAGGCAGTCAATGGAGCGCTGCACGATCGCGTAGCCCCATTCGACGTCATCCAACGTCACACGTGCTGCTTTGCCATCCCGGCTAAGTGCGCGCAGCGTCGCAAACTTCTGCGTCTGCTCCGCGGCACGGCCGACGATACCCTCGTGACCGCTGCGCTCTTCGATCTGGGCAATCTGCCAGTCTTCAATCCAGAGCCAGCGTTGTTTGGCTTCCTCCGACGCCCAAGGAACCGCCGCCATTTTGGGGCGCTGATTAGGGTCACGGTAAGCGGCGCCAGCAAAGCCCGATGGACGGGCGCCCTCTTCGGCCCGCTTGACGGCCGCAACCAACGATGGCGGCGCGGTCATGATCGGCTCGGCTTCCTGGCGGTCAGGCATCTCTGTCGCATGGATTACCGTCATGCGGTTGAGAAAGCCGTCGGACAGGTTGGCTTCGCTAAGCCCGTCATAGAACGTTGTCGGCGTCGTAACCGACATGAGCGTCAGAGTAGGGCAGTGAAGCGGCTCCGGGTCGGGGCGCTTGGGGTCGGAGAACTGCTTACCCATCCACATGTCAGTGGACAGCGAATAGACCTCAAGCAGGGCACGCCGCACTGTCTGTGACCAGCTCGAGCTATTGCGCCCGTTCACCGACTGCATAAGCAGACCGAACTCGTCGAGAGGAAGCACCTGGCTAGGCAGCTTTCGCAACATTCGCTCAATCGCAGAGTCGGACGTCGGCACGCCCGCGGCGACCATGTGCAACATGTTGCAGTCATTCGCGATCGTTCGGAGCGCCTTGAGCGGATGCCCCTTGCCCAGCGCTGACGCACCGAGCCCGACAAGATACACGTTCAGCCCGACGCCGGTTGGGCCGACGAACCTTCTGCCGTAGAGCCCGGCCGCGAACGCGATAGCCGTCATCATGGCAAATTCCGGCACGGGCCGGCGTCCGCATTCCAGTGTCCAGCGCGAGATTGCCTCGATCAGCCCGCCGGCGGACTTCGGCGGAAACGGGTTGACCGAAGAGCGCGGCGCGGCAACGTCTACGGGCTGCGCGGGTGCGGGCGCAATGTCGTCGTTGTCCGCAACGGGCTCCGGTCGCTTCGGGAACCACGGCTCCAGCCCCAGTAAGCCAGGCTCTTCGACGCCGATCTTTTGCTTGAGCCAGTTTGCCGCGAAGTCGAACGTGCAGCCCATGGCTGACATCACGAGATCAACAGGGGTATATCCCTTCTCTCCGTCGTGAAAATCGCGGATTCCCTGCTCGGAAATCTTCAGGTTCGGGTTGCGGTCATGAAGCGGCCTGCCGCGGTGCGACGGGCGCCAGAACGGCACGGCCACATAGCCACCCCGCCTGTTCCGAGACAGCTTGGGCAGGTCCAGTTCCGGCACCCATAGGTCGAGCTTAGTCAGCGCCTGCGTGTTCAGGTCGCGCCAGATGCCGCCGCCGAGCCCGTCTGAGACACGGGTGACGTGCGCCGGCGCGAAGTACCCGAACGGCTCTAGCGCGTCCGCAATCTGGTCGGCGATGTCGTCTGGCAGCTGGGGCAGGTCGTGCGGGTGCGTGTTCTCTAGCGTGTCGTCGGTCAGCCAGACATAGGGGCGCTGCGTGTCTGGGTGCACGGTCGGCGGAATAACGGTCTGCGTGCCGTACGCCAGCAGGTCGACCACCCGGCTCTTGTGGATGTCGAAGTGGCGTGATTGGATGGCACGGCTGCCGCGATAGAAGGCAGTGAAGCCCTTTTCGCCGCGCTTCTGGACGGTTGATAAAGGCAGGACGGCGGACAGCGCCGAGCGCATGGCGTCGTCGTCAGTGTCAACGTCCACCGCGATGACGTCGTTGAAGCCGAGCGCAACACACAGACCCGCATCCGGCCAGCGGGTCCACGTCCTTAGTTCATATTCAGTCGGCGCGCGGTCGCAATATTGGGACCAGTCGAAGCGTCCGTACCACGACCCGCCCTTGTAGTCGCCGGGCCGCTTGGAGCCGGGGCGGCAGGGTATCACGGAATAGCCGAGATCAGCGATGCGCTCGCCGTGGAGCGCATACGGGGCGTCGGCTGCGGGCTTGGTGGCGAAGGCGGTCATACGGCGACTCCAAACAGGTCGTTATCGTTCGCGGGCTTTGCCTTGCGGCGCGCACGCTCAAGCGGGCTGGCGGTGTCAGCGTCGATGCGGTCGCGAGCCATGGCAGCGTATTCGGGGTTCAACTCACACAGGACCGCGTTGCGCCCGTGTCGAGCCGCAACTAGTCCGGTCGTGCCCGCGCCACCGAATGGGTCAAGGACCGTGCCGCCTTCGGGGCAGCCGGCTAGGATGCACGGCTCGATTAGGTCGGGCGGGAAGGTAGCGAAGTGAGCGCCTGAGAAAGGCTTGGTTGCGACTGTCCAGACTGAACGGCGGTTGCGGTGCGTCGGCACGCCTTCCGCCTCAAGCTTGGCCGCGTATCGCCCGTTGAAGCCGTCATGCCGCCTGCCATGGCCGCGCTGCTTGTTCGCCCATTTGTCCGTGAATTTTCCGATAGTCGGGTCAACAGCAGGTTCCTTCACGGAGTCGCCGTCATAATAGTAGCGGGGCGCCTTGCTCAGCATGAAGACGTACTCATGCGCCTTTGTGCAGCGGTCTTTGACGCTTTCTGGCATAGGGTTTGGCTTGTGCCAGATGATATCCTGCCGCAGATACCAGCCATCCGATTGGAGCGCGAAAGCCACGCGCCACGGGATGCCGATTAGGTCTTTCGGCTTCAGGCCAGACGCGACCGTATTGGGGCGCTCGAAGCCACCACCCGAAGCATGGTATCCCTGCTCACCTCGCGTTCCCTTATTGCCAATACCGCCGCTGCTATCCCTGTGTGGCTGTGACTTGCCGCCGCCACTCGCATAGCTATCCCCCAAGTTCAGCCACAACGTCCCGTCATCGCGAAGCACCCGCCGCACCTCACGGAAGACTGTGACCATGGCCGCCACGAATTCGTCAGGCGTCGGCTCAAGGCCAATCTGGTCGTCGTGCCCATAGTCGCGCAATCCGAAATACGGCGGGCTCGTCACGCAGCAGTTCACGCTACCCGGCTCCATTGCCGCTAGCGTAGCGCGGCAATCGCCGGCGATGATGTTGACTGTTCCGCGCATCAGAACGGTGCCCTCAACTCTGCAACCTGCGCCCGTAAACTCTCGCCGAATTCATGGATAACAACTGTCAGCAGCTCTTCGGCCTCTTCTTCGGAGAATTCGCCGAGGTCGGTCTTGCCGAACCTTTCCAGCAGCTCGCCGACCTTCTCCTTGGCATCCGCGCGGGCGCGCGCTTCGTACGGGTCGAAGTTTCTCACCTGTCGGATTTCCTTAATTTGCGGGATGCAATCATCACAAACCCATCTAGGGCGGCGTCCATCCCCCGCGCCTATGCCGGTTGCGTGCCGCTTGCACAGGAAGCAGTCGGCGGGGTCGTTGATGTGTGGTTGCATGTGATGAAACCTAGAAATGATGCGACCAAGGACAGAGGTTTTGCATCGTATACGCTTCATATGGCCGCTAATGGAGCGTATACGATGCATTAGCCTGTGGCTGATCTGGGTTGGTTGGTATTGGCGGGCTCCGCCGCCAGCAGGTCCAACAGGGCGCCGATTGCGGACTCGGCTTCGCCGCGGTCTGTGCGGGACAGTGACTTGGCAAGGTCCGCGGCGGGGCAGCCGTACTGCAGCAACAAGCTCACGCTAACAGCAGCATCGCGGCAGTTGACTTGCGCGTCGCTGCCTACCTTGCCGTTGTCCAGAAAGACTTCGGCTAGGCGCCCGTCGGGGTAAAACGACACGCGCGCCGTGTAGGGCCGCCCGGCGTGCCAGAATGTGATGTTTTCAGACTCACGGCGGTTGGAAAGGCGTTCACGCGGCAATTTGGGTGTCCTTGGTGTTGTCGTTGGCGAAGAGGCTGGCGGGCTTGCTGGGCTTGGCCACCGTCGGCACGAACATGTCGCCTTGGTCGTAAGCCTTGCGAATGCGCTCACAGGCGACATCGAAGTACTTCGGATCCAACTCAACGCCGATGAACTTGCGGCCCATCCGAGCGCAGGCTACGCCAGTCGTGCCGGAGCCCATGAACGGGTCCAAAATCGTCTCGCCCGGGTTGGTGAAGTCTTTCAGAAGCTCCATCATGAGCGGGATGGGCTTCTCCGTCGGGTGGCGCCCGTCTCGGTCCCTCTGATTGGTCAGGTGAGTGTAGACACCGCGCTTTCCGCCCGCGTTCCAGCGGGCATGGCCTGAGCCGTTCCATGCCGTGACGAAGCACTCCGCGCCCTGACCCGGCCCCTGTCCGTTCAACTGCGGTGTCGCATCCGGTTTTACCCACAAGCAGCCGCGCTTGTATTTCATCGCTGATGCGTTGATGGCCTCGGCCCAATATGCAACGCCCTCGATGGTGCAGAAGGCGATAAACCAGCCCGTTGTCACTCGCTCGGCTGCAGCCACAACATCGGCGCGGATGCTGTTAATCGAGGCGAAGTCCAGACCCTTCAAGTCTGGGCCTGAGTCTGCGCGGACGGGTCCGCGCAGACTGTTCTTCGACGCATGCAGGCTTTCTTCGTATGGCGGGTCGCTGATGATGTGGCCAACGGCCTCCAGCCCCGCCATCACCTCTAGGCAGTCGCCATTATACAATACGCAGCCGCCAATCTGCTCACTGCGCATTCGCAGTCTCCCGGCGAACAACGGCCCAGCCCTCGTGCGCTAGAACCGCCAACACGGCAGATGCCAAAGTATCGAAGCCCATCGGCTGCGGATTATTGACAAGCATTCGGACAATAGCTTCCTGTGGCGTGGTCTGTGTCATAGGTCTCACCTTGTTTGCTGTGCTGCGCATACGCGCAGCACTCAAAACGGAATCGAGTCTTCCAAGATTTCTGCGGCAGGGCGGTTATCGTTACTCGCCGAGGGCACGTTGTCGTTTGCGGGCCTAAAGTCAGTGACGTCGAAATACTTGCTTCTCGGCTTCGGCTTGATCGCGAATTCTGCGGTGGCGACCAGTTCCGACTCGCGGCTCAACCACTCATCCACACTGCTAGGAAACGGCGTCTGCCCGCCGTGCTGCCGCCACCATCGATCCGCCTTGCTTTTGGCGAAGCCGGTGTGCTGCGGGCAAAGCCAGGTCTTGTACGTGGTCAACCCACTAGCGAACTCGACACGCACGCTAGGCAGCCCGCCGAGCTTTTCGTGATAGCGGAACTTACGGGACCGGACGGGGAGCCACTCCGCCGACGTCACACTAAGGATCGGCGCGGTGTCCGACCGGGCCTCAAACCGCGGCTTCTCCTCGATGTCGAACTCGTGGCCGCAGCAGGAGCACCGCCGCACGCTGGCGTGGTTGATCTCAAAGCAGCTAGGGCAGACCTTGATCGGCGCCTCGCCTTGTCCCTTCCCGGGCTTGCGCGGCTGGATCATGTCCACCGGCCCGTGCTCTTTGATATTACCGGCGAAATCCATGTACCGGCAGTTCGGCTTGATATGGCCCGCGATAGCGGCGCGTCTGGCTTCGGCGTCCACAGACTCCGGGTCGAACCCCGGCGGGTATACGACGCGCGTGCCCCTGCCGGCGCGCTGGACATACCTGGCCGCCGACATCGTGCGGTAGCAGTCAACAATGAGGTCGACGCCTACGATATTCGTGCCCGTGCTTAGGACGTTGTCATTGACCAGCCCCCACAGCTCGCCGGACTTCAGCGCCTCGATGAGCTTCCTGCGCTCGCCCGCTGGCGTGCCTCCGTGAACGACTTCGACGGCGCGGCCCGCCAATTGAAAGGCGTCCCGCATCCGCTTGGCGTGCTCAACGCCGCGGGTGAAGATCAGCGACTTGCGGCGCGTACCCTCGACGTCCAGCACCTCCTGCACAACGCGCTTGTTCAGGTCGTCGGTGTCGACCGCCTCACGGTAGTCGCTGAACTTGTAGTCGCCCATCGACTTGCTGACGCCAGCGACGTCATAGTTCGTGGACAGCGGCTTGCTCGAGAGCGGGGTAAGATAGCCGTCATCCACGCCCTGGCGGATGGAATAGGTGTAGACGACTCGGTCAAAAAGCTTGTCGTCACCTTCGTCCAGCCGGCCGGAGTCAAGGCGATAGACCGTTGCGGACAGGCCAACTATTTTCAGGTCTGGGTTGATGGTCCGCAGCGCGTCGATGAACTGCCGGTAGATCGCGTTTTCCTTGTTCGGGACCAAGTGCACTTCGTCGATCGCCAGCACGTCGACGTGGCCGATCTCTGCAGCCTTATTATAGATCGACTGGATCTGGCCGAAGAGAACTTGTGCCTTGTAGTCGCGGCGGTTCGCGCCAGCGGCGGCAACACCGGCGGGCGCGAACGGACAAAGGCCAAGGAACTCAGCGTAGTTGCCCAGCACAAGCTCAATCACATGCACGACGTTGAGCAGGCGCAAGTCGGGGTAGTCCCGAATAAGTTCCTCAAACAACGTTCCGAGCGTGATTGACTTACCGACACCCGTGGCCATGTCGACCAGCGGGTTGCCGTCGGCTTCTTTCCAGTAGTCAAAGATGCTGTCGACGGCTTCGCGCTGATAGTAGCGGATAGGCATTAGGCGCTCGCCCCATCAATCCAGAGTTCGCCCGAAGGCAGGCGGTAGGTGATCGTTTCGTTTTCTTCGTCCACGTCGATCTGCTCAGCCGGGACAAGAGCCGGAATATGCAAATGGTTGGGGCAGCCCTCGCGCTGTTCGTCGATGCCGAGCGGCTTTTGCCAGCGCCCGCACGACCAGGCGGCGTCTCCATGCGGCTCGGCTGACGCGTGAATGCACGACCGGCAATGCACCCGCGGCATTGCATTGCCCCAGCAAACGTCCTTCTGCCGGCAGAACACGCCGCGGAAGTCGTCTTCCTTGGTGCAAAGCCGAGCAGGCGGCTCCGGGCTCAACGCAATTCGCTCGGCCCGGGCGATCTGACGAAGGCAGTAGTCAGCGTCGTAGTCGCCACGCTCGATGTGCCGCTCGTCGGTGTTCTTGTTGACGATGACATAGGCCCAGCGGCTGTGGCCGAAGGCGTGGCAACCGAGCTGGCACTGCCCATAGTGGGTGGGCTGGGCAACCTTGACGCCTTTCTTTTTGACCTCGTTGAACTTGTCTTCCTTGTGCGACTTCACCTCGAGCAGGTGTTCGGTAACGGGCGCTTCGATGAGGCCGGACACCCCGCCGTCGCGCTTTCCCCGAAGGTGGCCGTGGGCAAACCGCATCTTGTCCTGCTGTCCCCACACGGTGCAGCCGGCCGCCTCAAGGTTGGCAACGATGCGCTCCTCCCAGAGGTTGCCCGTCTCAAAGATCGAACGCTTGCGTCCGTCGATAAACTCGCGCTCGCTGACCCACCGCATGGCCAGCCAAAGGGCGCGGTCGCATTCCAGGCCGATGTCCCCGACCGAGATGCCCCACGAATCCCAGTCCGTAGCTGCAAGCTCATACGCCCGATAGATCGCCAGGACGGTCGGGCTGATCGTGGTGGTTTGGGGGAGGGGAGCCATTAGGACGCAAGGGCCTCGCTAGCGCGCATAATCCGGATGACGGGATTTTGCTCGGGCCAGAAACCGCCATTCGGATCGAGATAGCCGCCACCTGGCTGGTAGCCCCCGCCAAACTCGGCGTCGTACTCTTCGTACTCAGACCAGCCGCAGTGACAGCCATACGGCCCGAAAATGACGCCGACCCCGACGTCAACCTCATCACGTCCGCAGGTGTCACCGCAGCGAGGACACACGCCCTCACTGGTCATTTCCTCGTGGCGACGCGCCGTCATCAGTTGACCGTGTACGTCTTGTGCGGGTCCACATCCGCCGTCGTGCCCTGCGCTGGCGGAATGCCGCCCACGCGCACTTCGGGCGACCATTTCCGCTCAAACGGAATGACCTTCACGTCGCCCGTCTCGCGGCGCCAAAAATCCCAGCCCGCCACCCCGTCCCGCGCCTGCGGGGGCTTGGGATAAAGCACCTCCCAAATCTTGCGCGCCGTTTCGTCGTCAGCGCGGATGAAAAACGTGTGCGGGTTAGCGAAGAAATTATCGCGTTGCGCTTCAGTCAGAAACGGCAACTGCTCCCATTCAACGTTCATCAGCTTGCGGAGGAAGTTGTGCGCGAATTCAAAGGTCATCGGGCCATCTCCTTGTTGTACTGACGCAGGCAAGCAACAGAGCTCGACCATTTTGGTCGCGTCATGCGCTCAACGATCGTCGGATAATCCTGCATTGGCGCGCTACGCAGCGCCTCGTGCAGGTCTTCGTCTGGCATTATGCCGCGCCGCTTCAACTCGTCTTCAAAGTCGTCGTCATCGCACTCTCTGAAAACGTCGCGGATATCGACTTCGGCCCGGACATAAACTGTGCTGTAGGCCATCACGACACGCGCATCGGCATCAGGGCGCAGAGCATGGGGCCGCCCGCATCAATCACGGCAGGGCTACTGGCGTCGTTCAAGCGCAGCAGAACGCTTTCGTCACCGAAGGTGCCGAGCACGTCGCGTAGATACGAGGCGTTGAATCCGATCTCCAGCGGCTCGGCATCATAACCAACTGCAAGCTCGTCTTCGGCTGAGCCCTCGTCGCTCTTGACAGACAGGGCCAAGGAGCCGTCCGCAAACGATAGCTTCACAGACCTGCCGCGCTCGCTCGAGATCGTCGACACGCGATCGGCAGCGGCGAACAAGGCGGCACGATCAACAGACGCGACCTTGGCGTTATCGCGGGGAATAACGCGCTGATAGTCGGGATATGTTGCGTCAATAACCTTAGACACCACCTCAAGCGCGTCCGACACAAAGCGAACCTTCGTGCTGGAAATGCTGACGTCGATCTCGCCGGGGGGCACTAGGCCGACAACCTTGCGCGGGACGATGACGCCGGGGAAGCTTTCAGCGGCGGCACCGTCATGTTGCGCGAGGCGATGCCCATCCGTCGCCACGGCCCGCAGCTTACCATCCACGGCGTGCAGGTAGATACCGTTCAGATAGAAGCGGGTCTCTTCCGTCGAGATGGCGAACGAAACCGGCTTGAACAGCGCCGCCAGGTCGGTTGTGAAGGTTGTCGTGAACTCGCCAACCGTGATGTCGGGGAAGTCCTCTGCGGGTAGCGTCGGGAGCTTGAACCGGCTACGGCCCGATTTCACAATCAGATTGTTAGGCTCGATGCTGATGGAAACATCAGCGCCGGTCGGAAGTTTGCGAACGATGTCGCCGAGCTTGCTAGCAGACACCGTAACGGCTCCGCCCTCAGCTACTTTAGCCGCCCCGCGGTTAGTAATCCTGATATCAAGATCCGTGCCAGTAACGCTGACGGAGCCGTCGGTGATGCCGTCCGCTGACGGCGTCACGGCAAGCAGAACGTTGCCGAGGACTGGAATGGTATTCCGGGCTTCGACCACCTTAGTGACCGGACCCAATAGGCGCAGCAGTTCGCTGCGCTCGAAAGACGCGCGCATTTGGTGTTCCTGTGATGTGAGGGGGCTACTGCGCGCGGTGCGCGGCGCAGTAGTTGGAATTAGCGGTTGGCGGCCAGGTAGGCGAACCAGCCCATAAACAGACCGCCAGTAACAATGCCGACCGATGCAACAAGTGCTTCAGGCCAACTCATACCTCACCCCCGCTCATTCGTAACTTTGACGCCGCGGGGCAGGTTGCCCTTGAGCTTGCGATAGTCGCGCGCCGCGCTAAGCAGGGCGTCCGCAACCTTGGCCGGCACCGCCCCTCCCAGCGCTATTAACTCCGCCAGCACCAACGGCGCGTCGATCACCTCCAAGACCTCGCTGGTGCGAAGAGTGAACGCGCGGCCCAATCCGCCACCGATGCGCGCCTTGACGTCGCGTTCGGCTCGAGCAGCTGCCAGGCTCGTCACCTTGTAGTCTGCGAAGGCGTCATTGGCCTCGCCGATCGCGTCGCCGACGTCGGTGAATTCGCCTTCCGACGCGTTGGCGATGGCTTCCTGTTCCCGGGCCTCCGCCTCCCGCGCCACGCGCTCGGCTTCACGCGCTGCAACCCGGAGCGCTTCGGCTTCCGCGGCCTTGCGCTTTTCCTCCGCAAGCGCGAACGCCGCCATGCGGGACTGCAGCTCGTCCTTCAACTTGCCAAGCGGCCCGCTAACTTCCTTGAAGCCGGCGTTGATGCTCTTGACCTGTTCGTTCAGGGGGCGGACCTGGCTATCGCGGTCCTCTTCCATTTCGTCCAAGGAAATCTTGGCGCGATCCCAGAACAGTTTGGCCTCTCGCGCCGTGTCTTCACTCTGAATGACCGGCGTTTCCGCAAGGAAACCAGAGACGTCGCGGTAAGTTGACCAAGCGTGGTCCTTCGTATTCGGCGGTTCGTTATTCCCCGGAACCGCACGGGGGTTGTGCGCGTTGTCGACCTGCGCCATATAGCGCACTCCTTTGCTACGGTAAGGGGGAACGGGCGGCGACTGCTATCTTGCAGGACTGAAGTCGCCGCCCGTCGACTTTACTTCTTGGACCAGGGCTTCGCCTTGGCAGGCGCGGCGGTAGCCGCCTGGCGGTTGTCGTTGTTGGCAGGCTTGGGGGCTGATGCCGTCTCGCCGCGGTCGAACAGATACTCGCGAATGACGTTTTCCATTTCGCCAGTGTCTTTGCGTGCCTTGACGCCGACCTTCACGCTGAACGTCTTGAAATGGAGCTCTTCGCTGTCGGAAAGCTCAAGCACGCCAGTCGCTCGGCGCAGGCCGGCGAAGTCGCGCTGACCGATTTCCTGCGCTGTCTCGTTCTTATTCTCGAGGTTGTAATTGATGTAGAACGGTCGACCGTCGTAGTCACCGCCGACGATCTGCGCCTTGCACTTCAGGATCATGCCGGAACCGCTTGCTGTAGCAACGTAATCGCTTTCGACAATCTCCATCTGGTATTCACCGGCCGGGAGCGGCGTATAGCCAAAACTCGGTTCGGCATCCGGATTATAAGAACCTGCAATACTCGCCATTTTGGGCAACGCTCCTTCGTTTACCGCCGTAGCGGTATTGTTTATCGCTGATTTGTAATTCAGTTGGGCCCCCGGGCCGCCGCTTTTTTTGTTGGCGCGGTCGTTGCCGCACATTTTTTAATCGTTACAAAAACGTTATACGCGAGCAAGTGTCTTTTGTGCAACTTGCATACAATTCGCTTACAAACGTTCGTTCCAGTCAATTTCCGTAATGAATGGACGTTCAAACATTACGTAACGGAATCTGGTTAAGCTGCGGCGCGGGCCGTATTGTTGTCGTTGTCGAACTTGATATGCTTCGACAGTTCGGCGAACCCTTGCCCCGCCTTGTAGGTAATCACGCCGGGCATGCTCATTCGGTTCTTGGCTAGAAACCCGGCCCGTTCGTCCGTGTAGATCAAACGTTCCTCGCCAGATTTACCCTCCGGCCTGGTCTCCTTCTTCGCGCCAAAGCCCTTGCCGTCGACCGTCTTGAGCGTGTGGCGACGGTTGAGGAACAGCAAAGCGTCACTCTTCTCGGTAACGATATCGACTGCCCGCTTCTGCAGTTTCGGCTTGTAGCGGTCATACGAATCCACGAGCGGATCGTTGAACGTCTTGGCCTCGCTGTGCAGGATGAAGATGACGTATAGGCCGGAGCGCGCCACAGCGCCCGCCGCCGCCATGACGTCGCGCCACTCGTCATCGGCAGCCAGATATCCCTTGCCGAATGCGGTCGGGGATCCCTTGTCGTTGCTGTCGATGGAGTCCCACCCCTGGCGCTTGCAGGTCGCCGCCCACAGCATGGGCTCGAATGCGTCGACGCTATCCACTACAACGGTCTTGAAGTCGTGCTCGCCAGACAGCAGCTGAGAAAAGTAGCCCTCGTCCGGGTCCATCAGGTCGGCGAACGACTCGATAGGCGCAGGTGTGAAGTCCACGCCGTCAGGCGGCGCCTCACCGTCGGTGTAGAGATACAGCGGACTTGGGAACTCAAGCGCAAGACTGGTCTTGCCGACGCCGCCGGTCCCGTACATCGACAGCACGGGAGGGTGGCCACGGCCTGACTGCTTTCGCAGTGTGTTGAGCGCGATTGCCAATTAGTGCTCCTTTTTAAACCCCGGCGGCGCTAACCGCCGGGTGGTGGTGGTCGGGGTTGATCAAGCGGCAAGCTTCGCGCGAAGGTCACTCAGGCGCTGCTCGAGCTCGTCGATCTCAGCCAGAATGGGCGCGTTGTCGTTGCTGGCTTTCGCTGTGCCAGGCGGGACGACTGTGAGTTCGTAGGCTCCGCACCACTCAGACGCTTCATCAATGTCGGTAGCGCCAACATAGCCGACCAAGTAGGGATGAATTTCCGTCTGGTCGTCGTGCAGCACGATCCCGATTTCACCGTTGTCTGTTCGGACCCAGTCGCCGACCTTGATGGTGATTGGCTCGAAATAGCTCGCTCCTAACCCGTTCTCGTCCCCCTCGTCATCAGAGACAACGCCTAGGCGGCTATCTTCGGAATCGTAATACCGAACGACGTACTCCTTGCCCTTGGTGAACTGGCCTGGGTAGTCCCGCACGCAACGAACCCGATCACCCACCTTGAACGTTACGGTTGCCGAGGCAACGGGCTCGTCCACCCATTCGGCGATCAGGTCGCACGCTGCAATTTCCGGTCGCCTATCTCCAACGTGATACAAGCCTTCTGTGGTCCACGATGTAACGAAGTCGCCCACCTTCTGTGGCGCAGTCCACGCGTATTCACGGCTGCCGCCGCCGCTGCCGCGGACCATCGGCCCGACCTTACGGCCATCTCGCGTCTTGTAGAACTTGCCCGCCTGGATGGTGAGAGCGGGGGCGTTGGCGATTAACTCAAGCTCCCGCTCATAATAGGTCCAGGAGTACGAACCCTCCCCGTCGACACGCACCGCGTGACGTGTGTCTTCGATCGACGTGATGACGCCCTCGTTCGGATCGAAGGTGAAATCACCGTTCGTGCGCACCCGATCCCCAACCTTAAACTTGCTCATCATTCCCTCCCTCAGTTCAAAGCCGCATTGGCCGCAGCCAAGTGCTCAGCCTCGCAGCAACAGCCTCCGTCGCAATCGTCGTCGTGATAAAGTTCTTCCGGGTAGAACCAGCGCGTGCGGATCTCGCCGCCTGGCAGTTCGTAAGCGACCTTGAACATCTGGCCGCGCTCGTCGATCCGGTCACCGACAATGGCGCCCTCCACGAAGGTCGCCACCTGATCGCCAATCATGAATTCCTGCATTTTTTCCTCCAGGCAAAAGCTTCGCTTCGCGGCCAAGGCCACGGTTAAAAAACACACTGTTGGAAACTGGGTAGGCGTAGGCTGCTGTGCGCTCGTCGCGCACCGAAAGGTTGTTTTATTCAGCCGTGTTGCTACCCTTGTACGCGTCTGTGCCTTCCGGCTGGTACGCTGTCAATATGCACTTGTACGGTGTACCGGCCTTGATCCACCCAGTTCAGATCCGCATGGCGCGGGCCGCCCTTAAGCTCGGCGTCCGTGAACTCGCGGAAAAATGCGGGCTAGCAGCGAATACCATCAGCCTTATTGAGAATGGCGGCACGGCCAAAACCACGTCGCTTGTAGCTATCGAGCGCGCACTTTCAGCGTGCGGCGTCACATTTTTGCCACCAAACAAGGACGGCCCCGGCATACGCGTCACCCCTCAACCAGACTAACCTTCCTACGTATAGGATCACAATCCTAAGTCAGAAGGAGTCAGGAGAGGCATGCCAAACGCGGCAGAGTCACAAGATGCGATTGCGTCGGATCCGTGCTCCAGCTCACCTGATGAGGCATGCGCTTTTGAATTACCTCGATGTTGTCATTGACCGCGCCACGCACCGCCCCTTTACGGAAAGCGCTCGGAATAAGGCGCCTTGCCGTGTTGCGAACCGTGTCGTCATTCAAGCCAAGAGCACGGGCGATGACAGCGGCGCTTTCGCCGCCGGCCGCGCGTCTGGTAATCTCGGCGCGGTCATGTTCCGTGGTCGCCATCGCTCTCGCCATATCAAAGCACCTCACGTTAACCGTGGAATCGTTATAGCGAATCCTAATTTGGATTGTCAAGCGAAACCTAATTGCAATTCGCTAGTTGATGCGTTATTGCGCCGCACACAGAGTTAGGAGTTGATCCATGTCAATGAACTTCGGCGAGCTCATTCGCTACGTGCGCGAGGTGCGCGGAATGGAATCCACTGAGTTGGCAGCTGCAGTCGGGTTAAGCCAGGGACGGATTTACCAGGTCGAAACCAACCAGGGCGGCCTACCGCGAAACTGGTGGAAGATCGTCGACGCTCTGAGGATCCCGCGCGCGACCGCCATTAAGTCGATGCCGCGCGCCATGGCTCTTAGCGCACTTGCTGCCCTCGAGCGGGCGGGGGAGCCGAACCCGCTGAAGACCGAGGGGCAGATCGAGGTTTTGCTCGCCGGAGCCGATACCTTCGACGTAAACAGCTTCATCGACCCTGACGACGTCAAACTGCCGAATTGGAAACCAAGCCCAACCGACAGCGCGCGCGCCGAGAACAAGCCAAGCGCTAGCGCTTCCAAAAATAAATTATAAATCGCTATTGCAAGACGAATTAGGAATCGCTATAACGGCCGCATCGAAACCGATGCGGCCGTTTTTCATGGGCCGCGAAAGGGGAGCGGTCATGGTCAAAAACAAAACGTCTATGCGGCAGGCGCCGCAGTATATCCGCAACTGGTGGTCTCGCACCGGCCTTGAGGCCGCTATCCAGCGCGCCGTTGAAATCGGCTATTCGTGGGAGGAGGCGCACGCCAGACTCTCTGCAATGTACACACGCTGGTTTGACGCTGGCATGCGCGGCATGAACCCGTTGCTGCGATTAGTTTCTCGGGTCTGTGCGGAGCGCGCCATTTCCTCTTACCGTTCTGGCGCTGAATTTGCGCGTCTGGTCATGGGCGGCGTACCGTGCCTGACGGTTAGTTTGGGTGGCGGCCGGTGGAGTAGTTATCTTCCCGAGTCGCGTTTCACGGTGCGGTCATGACCGCGCCCCGCATCGTCAACCCAACGCAGCGCAGCTTCAACTCAGCCATCCGCGCCGCGCAGGTGTGGCTCATGGCTGACGCGCCAGCGCGCGCTCTCGAGGCCCTGCGCATTGCGCTTGGTCACGCCAACCGTTTGAGCCCGGCCGCACGCAAAATGGTTCTGCGTGTCATGTGCTGGATTCGGCAGAAGGAGAGGATGGCGTGAGCGCGCTTCGTCCGTATCAGGTCACGGCTATTGATAGCGCCCTTGCGGCGCTATCAAACAGCGGTAGCGCGGTCCTGCAGATGCCGACGGGCGCGGGCAAGACGCGGGCGGCTACTGAGATTGTTCGCAATGAACCCGGCACAGTTTGGTTCATCTGCCACCGCCAGGAAATCGAGCGACAAGCCTCGGCTGCGTTCGCGGCGGCTGGTATCGGCCACGGCATTATCTCGCCGCGGGGTGCACCTGAATATAGTAAGCGCGTGCAGGTCGTCTCTGTTGCCACGCTTGCCCGTCGGCTCGCGGACCTTCCGCCGCCCGCGCTGGTCATCTGGGATGAGTGTCACCACGTCGCAGCCAAGTCTTGGTCCGCAATTCGCGAGCAGCTTGCCAGCGCCAAGCACCTCGGACTGACGGCGACCCCTGAAAGGTTGGACGGCAAGGGTTTGGCTGAATGGTTCGCCGAGCTTGTGGTCGGGCCGTCAACGCGTGAGCTTATCGACGCGGGCTACCTGTCCGACTTCCGCTATTTCGCTCCAAGCGAGCCGGACCTGACCGGCGCCAAACTACGGGCCGGGGATTACCGCAAGGAAGACGTGGCTAAGGCCATGAACGCGCCCGTTCTCATCGGGGACGCTATAGCCGAATACCGCGCCAAGGCGGACGGGAAGAGGGCGCTTGTGTTTTGCGCTGGCGTTGAAGCCAGCAAGGCGCTCGTTGAGCGGTTCAATGCGGAAGGTATCCCGGCTCTCCATGTCGACGGGACGACGCCGGCCACCGAACGAGACGAGGCCGTAGCGCAACTGGCGTCTGGCGAAATCAAGGTTTTGTCCAACGTGGATGTTTTCACGGAAGGCTTTGACCTCCCGGCGATCGACGCCGTCATTTTGCTGCGCCCGACGAAGAGCCTGGCGCTGTTCCTCCAGATGATCGGGCGGGTTCTGCGTCGCGCGGATGGTAAGTCGGAGGCGCTGATTTTCGATCACGCAGGGTTGTGGTTGGACCACGACTGGTTTGACCTGCCCACCACCTGGTCGCTGGACGGCGGCGCTCGTAGCCGGCGGCTGGCTGGACGTGCGCACGGCCCGCGCCGTTGCCCTGAATGCAAGGAAGTTCGCGCTGAGCGGGCACCTGTGTGCGACTGCGGATACGAGTTTCCTACCGGGAGAGAGATCGGTGAGTACGACGGCGATCTGCGCGAGATGCGGGGTATCGTGCCGGAGGGGTGTGTAACTCTTGTAGAATTTGCCAACAGCAGGAACGAAAAATACGGAACTGTCAAACATTGGCCTAAGATGGGGATGCCTATGGTCGGTCGTTACGTCCCTAAAGTTGAGGCGGATAACTGGGTGGATACTCACCCATCACTTAGGCGCTCGCCGGATAAAACAAGCGAATTCGTCTCAAAGCGCGCATTCGCCAAGATGGTCGGCGGGAGCGGGTCGGCGTGGGTTATAGCGCTACAGCGAAGGGGGCTGCCTGCGGCCCACAACGGGTGGGTTCCAGTCCAAGAGGGGCTGGCTTGGATGGCCGAACTTAACTCCGACAGAATTCCACCATTAGGGGTGGACGACCCAGAGAACTACGAAAGTCGGTCGAGTTTTGGTGTCAGATGCGGATACAGCGCAGGAATAGTCCCGTACTGGGAGAAGATGGGGCTCGTCACTGCTAGAAACGGGTGGGTACATGTACCAACGGGGCTAGTTTGGGTTTCCGAAAATATTGCTGGCAATCGAAGTAGACCTCGTAACGTTGAAGACGTAGGCGCATATGAGAGCTTTTCGTCGTTCCATAGACGCATAGGGATTGCTTATAAGCGCGCAAAGCAGATGCAAGAGCATCTTCCTCGCGCCTCCAACGGCTGGGTCCACATCCAGAAGGGTCTCGAATGGGTCCGCGACAATACCTCGATCGAGATACCGCCAGAGGCCTGGCCTTCGGCGAACGACAACGACGCTGCTGGCGATAGCGCAGCAGCGTAACCCCACCACCCGCGGCAGAGGCCGCATAACCTGGAGGACGACATGCTCACAGAACTGATTGAAAAGGCCGCGTCTAGGTACGTTGAGATTACGGTTTCCGCTAGGGAGCACTTCACGCGAAAGCACAGGTGGCGCGCATCCGTAAAGCCGTACTCCACGGTCTACATGTCTTCTGAGCTTCCGACGTTCTCGTTTGACGCGTCGGGCACGAGCGCGGAGGAATTGAGAAGCAACCTCGTTCGCATGCTCGATTTGTTCGAGCCGATTATCGCGCACCGAGAGACGTACATGCAGGAACAGGACCGCGTTCGCCTGGCGCGTCGTGCGGAATACGTCAAGGCCAACCCCGTTCTTCTCGACGGCGGGTATCTCGTGCCGAACATGGGGGCCGCCCTATGAACCGTCGATCGTTCTTCGCCCTCGTCCCGGCCACAGTTCTTGCTCCGGTTGCTGCGGCGTCCGTCGCAGCGGTGGGTGACGGGCACTTTGTCCCCGACGACACGCCATATGTCGATCGCGCCGAGTTTCGAAAGATGGTGTCCTCGGCGCGATCGACACGAGGGCGCGATGCCATCCGCCTTCATCGGTCGATGGAGGAAGTCATTCAAAAAGATGGATGGGTGCTTCGCTATCCGATGGTCGACACGCTCGTCGTCAATGGACGGGCGGTGGCAATCAGTCGTTCACCGACCTTCTAGTCATAACCACTTAAGGCGGCTGCGCCAGCGCCGCCTTAGTCACCAAGGACATCACCATGCTCAAAGCAATCAAGCAGGCGCTGGGGCTCGCCCCCAAGACCATGGAAATCGCCGTCACCATCCCGTCCTATGACCCCAAGTATCGGCCTGTCCGGCATATTAAAGCGGGCGATCGGGTCATCTACCGGGCCGGAGTTAATGCAGACCTCCCGCACCCGTTGGACGAGGAGACCGGGACGGTCGAATACATCGGGGTGCCCGATAAGGCCCGCGTCGGGGATGACGGGTTCTACGACGTGCCGGTTTTTGTCCATTTCGACGACCCCTCTGTTCGGGTACCGGACGCATACGGGCGCCATCGATCAATCAACTCCCGCAACCTCGTCACGCTTGTCGATTGGCTGGTTGAGCGCGAACTGAAGAGGGCTGCCTGATGGCTATCTTCGTCTCCGCCCAACCCGCCAACGACAATCGCCCCGCCAGTTTTGACCAGGCGATGCTGGCCTATCTCCCCAGCCTCGCCAACCTAGCCAAAAAGCTGCGCCCGACTGCGAGCCGACAGGACCGCGAAGACCTTGTGCAGGCCACGCTGTGCAAGGCGTTCGAAACCTGGCGCAGCTACCGCACCGACAAGAGTCCGTACACGTGGCTCCGGTTCATCATGCGCAGTCAGAGCCGTGACGACCTCGAGCGCCGGCAGAAGGCCGCAGACTTCAAGCTCAGGCTGCCTGGGGTTTCCGTGACCATCACCGAGCCCAATCAGGAACACGCCGCGGACTTGGCATTGGTCGCCGACCAAATCGCGCCGGATCTTCGCGAAGACATGCTGGACATGGCGGCCGGGGCCCTTTTGGCGGAACCCGCGGCCCGCAGGGGAATAACCCGGGAGCGAGCTCGCCAGATGTTCGAACGCGAGCGCGAACGGCTAGCATCCTTGGCCAGGCGGGCCGACACGCGACGAGACGTGGTTTGCGGGAGAGCGGCTTGATGTCGAACAACCCGCGCAGAGAGGGCAGGCGATCATTCGAGCGTGGCTATGCCACTAACCCTTATACTATCACCTACAACCGCGAAGAATGGCAGCGCGGTTACGAGGAGGCCAGTCGAGAATTCGACGCGGCCCAAGCTGCGCAAGCGGCCGAGGACGAGCGTTGGCGATACATGCCGCCTTCATGCCGCGCGCTTGACGACCTAGAACAGGCTGTCGGTGCCATCGCGGCGGAAAAGATCAAGGCATTGGTCGAGGCTATGCTGGCTGAACGCTAGTTCAGCGCCCCTTCTCCGGCCCCACCTCTTTCCGCAGAATCAGAGCCCCGTGGACAAACCATACCTCGCGCCCGGGGCGGTGCTTCAACGCCTCTTCATAGGCGGCCTTGGCCACCGAAACGTTGCAGGAACTGGCTATCCAGTCCCGCTTGCCCTCCGGCGTGATGCTGATGACTTCCCAGTCGCTGCCGATCTTGTTGCCCATAGGTGCCTCCGTGAACGGAACGGGAACATGAGCGTACTGGCGGCGGGAGTCAACGGAGCTGGCCGATAGACACCATAACAGAATAAGGAAAACAAATGTCAAAGACGTCTTATGTCTATTTCGTAGGGATGAGAGAAAAAGGTCCAGTTCTTCCCTTTTGCAAAATCGGGATGTCTGACGAGGTCAGCAAGAGACTTGCCCAGATACAATCGGGAAATCCTTACGAATGCTTCGTCTATAAGCAGATCAGGTGTTCGTCTCGGGCCGGGGCGCAGGCTATCGAAGCGGCGGCACAGGCGGATGCCGCCTCAAAATGGCGACGAGGCGAGTGGTTCAATGGCACGCCGGAGGCCATTTACCGCATGGTTGAGGCGTCGATTAAGACAAAGACGGCGGCGGCCAATGATAACATCATACCCGCGGTAAGGCGTAAACTAAGCCCCGCCAAAGTGTCTGAAATCCTGACGAGACCTAAGCCAGGCGGATTGGCCGAGAGCCTTAGAAGGCACATGGAGGCGCAGCGATAGGATTTGAATTCCCATTTACAACAGCAAGAACGCTCGCGTTCCGATTTGTAAGAGCGGCCTGTTTTTGAGATGCGAAAACAGGCCTTTTTTCAAGCGCCAAAAGCTAAATAAAATCAGATACTTATTCCTATAAATATCTCTATATAATGTATATATTTGTAATTTGTAAAAAATGAAATGGAGTGTCTAAATGGGTAGGGTTTCTTTAGCGCGTACAAATTCCAAATCCACCTCCGCAGCGCCGCTCAAGGAATGGCATCTTCAGGCGGCGCAGGTGAAGGCGCTCCGCCGCGCCCGACAGGCCGGCTGGCCAATCCGCGTTGAAGGCGACATGAACGCCGGCAGGCGAACCTTGCGCGAAACCGGCATTGCGTCGGCGACCGGTCTCAACGCTGGCGCGGCTGACGTTCGCGTCTTCCTCCCGGCTGGCAGGCTTCTCATGGTCGAGAACAAGCGTGTCGTGGACGGCAAGTCAGGGCGCTTGTCCAAGGAGCAGAAAGAGGCGCATGCGGAGTTTGCCGAGCTCGGTCACGACCTGATCGTCATCGAGGCGGACACGCCGGAAAGCGCCGCCGAGCAAATACTGGCGGCCGTGTCACTACGGCTGGGGCTCGCCGTGCCGGACTGGCGCGCGCCTGGTCTTGACAATCCAAATTAGGATTCGCTATAAAGCAAGAGTCGGGCGGTTCCGAGGGGTTGGGCATTCCCGGCCGAGAGGTAACGCTGCAGCGCCGCCCGACGCTCCCCATCAGGATATCGCTATGGCTCGTCACGGCTCCTTGGCAGAACAGCTCACCGCGTTGCTGGCCTACCGCAACCGTCCGGAAGGCCCCATTGAGCCGATGCAAAGCAACTGGACCGTGGTTCCCGCCAATGACGACATTGCGGTGAAGTCATTCAGCCACGAGCGCGACTTACGCGTGACGCCGTCAGTTGAAGAGATCATGCGCCAGGTCGAGACTGGCGATGTTGAGAAAAACGCCAAGGGCCAAACGGTCCGCATCGGCAATCTGCGCTTCAGCGACGGCACGCAGACCGAAAAGGCTTTCAAGCGCACAGGCGGGCGCTCCGTGAAGGAAGTCAATTTCGTGATGCCAGTTGGCGCCATGCTCGGATGCCGCGAGCAGGCGGATCGGGCTAGCGGTGGAAAAGGCTACGACGGCGACTACAAGCGGCGCAGCAACCAGTATTTCGCTGACACGTTCGGCGTGGACGTTCCGTCGAAGGCCAAAGGCAAGCCGCGCAAGAACGGCCCGGGGTTCAGCAAGGATGAGTTGCGCGCCATGCGCGACGAGGCGTTTGCCAACACACCCGTACTGCCGGAGGTCAAGCGCTATCCGGCTGGCCTGCCCGCGACACGGGATCTTGTGTCCGACCACTTCATCGGAATGAAGGTAGCTGCCACGGGGCAGGCGGGTGGAGCAGCCTGGCAGGATGTTAGTGGCGCGATCGTCCAGCGCGAGATTTGGGACGCTGCCCTGTCTGAGATGAAGGGCGCGGACCTTGCTGTGCTGGACAAGGCTGTTAGGGCGGATAGCTACGCTGAGGTAGGTATCGCGGCGGGGCAGACCAGCGCGTATGCGGACAAAAAGGGCGGCGGGCGTAGGCGTCTGATCGCAGCAAACGATAATCTTGCAGCGTCACTCAAAAAACATTCGGCGTAGGGTAGGGATTCCGCCGAGTTGTGCGGAGTAAGGTAAGGAGTAGTTACAGCAAAGAATTTGAATGTCCAGTTTTGAAATGGCGTGCCTGATTTTCGTCAGGGGCGAAACGCTGCCGCCGTACTTGGCCAAAAGGCTTACTGCGCAGGGCCACGACGTCGAAAGGCTGGAGGAAGAGTGCAAAACTCTTAGCCGAGAGCAGATCGAGCGCCTGTACGGCGATTGGTACGAATAGGAATTGCCAAAGAGGTGAGAACGGCCTCCTCACGCGCCCGTAAGGGCAAAGTAAGTCCCGGCGGCCTTTATGCCGGGATCAAGAGATGCGGGAATGGGCACCCCGCCTTTGGCGGTGCAGATGGGGCTTCGGCCCCATATTCCGGGTGACGAGATTTCCTCCTTTCTCTCGTCATTCCGTGATGCCGCGGGTTGAGCACGCTGCTGGTGCAGCGCAGGCCGATTGGCCGGCTCCCCGCGGCCTTGAACACCGCTGGCGCGGTTTTAAAGCTGACGACGCCAGAAGCGTCAGCATACCTATCCCACCCAGGCCGCTGGGTTCGGCGACGAGGCGCAACGTCGTAGTGTGAGGTGGGAAGCTATTTCGATCGAAGCGTCCGTGTATGCACGGCCTCGATCGATAGCGGAGTGGCAAATTCCACTCCGCGCTTATTCGCCCGAATGGGCAACGAGATGGTCAGGCGGAAATGGCGATCGTAAGCCCCGCTGCAAGGACGGTGCGCGCCCGCCCTGGCTCAGTAGTTGGCTTTGGCAGTGTCGATATACGGCTGTGCGGTCGCACCCACGGCGAGGTCGGGAGGCGCGATATGCGCCGCAACCTTGGCAACCCGGACGCTGAAAAGGTTCTGCAGGACCGTTCCATTGCCTTCTGTGTCACCGGGTACAAACCGGGCACTCGGGTTGATCGCCGAGTAGCGGCGTGGTGAAGGGCTGCTGCATGCTGGCTTGCCAGCGCATTCCCTACCCGTCTTCGATATCACCCACCGGGATCCAAGCGCATGGCAAGGGCGCTCCCGGTTGTGCTTCGGCGCGCTTGCGCTTGCCCGTTCGTTTGGGGTCCGCTGCCGCGGAAGAGCAGCGCCGCAGGATGGTCAGCGGCTACAATCATCAGGGCGCGAGCCCGTAATTCACGGAGTACGAAGTATGATGACGGCGAAGCATATCGACGAGATGGAGACAATTGTCGTCGAGTGCGTGGATGTAACTGCTCGGAAGGCGAATTCGCTTGAGAGGCACGCGGTCGAGGTTTCTGTAACCGAGCCGAACGGTGCTCAGCGCCATTTCCACTCCGGCACGGTCTACCTCATGAATTCGGCGGGAAATACTGTCTCTCAGTGGTTTTTGTCGGGGTCGACCAATAGCGCGTTGGCAGCGGTTTCGAGAGCCGCCTAACCCGCCTTCGATATTCGGCCCGTGATTCGGGCCATGTGCGCAGATTGCCGCCGGATGGCGGACGGGCGCCAAGCCAGCAGCGCCGCAGTGATAAGGCGGCACGCTGCTGGCTTCTTCTATTGCCGGCGTAGCACAACGGTAGTGCAGGCGCCCTGTAAGCGTTTCGCGTGCGGGTTCAACTCCTGCCGCCGGCTCCAAGAACCATTCTGCTCAGATCCGCGTGGTGAGCAGGCCGTGCAATCACCTTGCCTAGTGCTGGTGGCGGAAAGCGGAGTGACTTTGAAGGGATAGAACATGGACACGAACAAGGTAGCCGCCGCCTTCAACGAGTGGATGCGGCGCTATACCGAGGATCCCGCCGCCTTCGACGCTGAATTCCAGACGGTTGGCCGGTTCCTTGCCGAGCAAGCGGAAGGCAAGGAACCTTCATACGGTGATCGGTGCGTTGCCATGCTTGAGCAGCTTATGGCGGAGTCTGCCTAATGGCACGCGCTTCAATCATTCGCACACACACCGGCGGGCTAGAGCTTGCCGTGTCTGGCCAATACGTCGACCAGGCTCGTGTCATCAACATCGCCAGCAATGGCGATGAGCTCGTTGCGGTTGTGCATATCCCAGTCAAGGCGCTGACGCTGGAGGAGCGTGACAGTGTCGTGCCCTTCAAGCGGGAACGTCGTGGGTAGGTACAGCACACCCCGACCGTGGCTCGGTTGGTATAAGTTGAAGCGCTGGCTAGACAGGCGCGCCTATCAGCTTGCAGCGGAGCCTCTGTGCCGCATGTGTCTCGAGCAAGAGATCGTGACAGAGGCCAACACAGCAGACCACGTCAAGCCGCACCGCGGCGACCCCGAGCTGTTCTGGCACGGCGAACTGCAGAGCCTGTGCAGCCAGTGCCATTCGAAGCACAAGCAGAACGAAGAGGCCGGCAAGACGGTCGTTCGATACGGCGCCGATGGCTGGCCCGTCTGAGTGTTGCAAAAATGCAACGTTTGTGCGCCGCACAACGGGGGTAGGGGGTGGTGTTGCCTTTATGCAACGCCATTTCGCCGGAACGGCGGGGAACCAACGCGCACATTTTTTCGATTGAAATGTTGAGGTCAAAAGATGGCCAGGCCGAGAACGCCGAAGGCCAAAGCTAAGCTCACCGGCCACGCAGACAAGCAGAGAACCAAGTTCGAGGGCCGCAACGAGCCGGACGTTACTGATGATGTTGGCGAGCCTTTTCCTTGGCTGAACGACTTTGCCAAGGAGGCATGGCGGGACATCAAGGCTGAGGTTCCTTGGCTCAACTCAAGCCACCGCGGATTTCTAGCCATTGCTGCGCGCATTCGTGGCCGCATGATGGACCCCAAGGATATCGACGTCGGCGTCCAGGCGCTGAACCTTCTTCGACAGTGTTACGGGCAAATGGGCGCGACGCCGGCCGACGCAAGCAAGGCTGGCGCAAAACCTGATGGCGAAAGCAAAGACCCAGCCGACGAGTTCTTCGACTGAAGTCGGCACACCTAAGCACTTCAACCCACCATACCCCACGGGGCCTGTTGACGCTTACGCTGAGGCTGTCCTTGCCGGCGAGATCGTGGCCGGTCCGCATGTGCGGAATGCTTGCCGCCGTCATCGCGACGACCGCAAGAATGGCCCCGGGCGCGGCATACACTGGGATCCGGAAGCGGCTGGCCGCGTTCTACGGTTCTTCCCGGCTGTTCTGCGTCTGAACGGCGGCCAGTTCGAGGGGCGTCCGTTCCATCCGGCGCCGAGCCAGGCATTCAAGATCGGCTCCCTTTTTGGATGGAAGCGTGTCGAGTCCGACGGTGCAATTCTGCGCCGGTTCCGGCGCGCCTATATCGAAGAGGGGAAGGGTAACGGCAAATCTCCACTAGCGGCCGGCATCGGGCACTATTGTCTGACTGCGGACGGCGAAGCGGCGGCTGAGATTTACGCCGCTGCCGCGAACAAAGATCAGGCGTTCGTCCTTTTCCGCGACGCGGTTGCGATGTACGAGCAGTCGCCGGCCCTCAAATCGAAACTGACGCCGTCTGGCGGCAACCCGATTTGGAACCTGTCGTACCTCAAGAAGCGGTCGTTCTTCCGTCCCATTTCGCGCGAGGGCGCGCACTCGGGCCCGCGTCCTTACATCGCTCTCTGCGACGAAATTCACGAGCACCCCGATGGCAAGGTCATCGAAATGCTCGAGCGCGGGTTTAAATTTCGGCGCCAGCCGCTGCTGTTTATGATCACGAACAGCGGGAGCGACCGGAACAGCATTTGCTGGGACGAGCATCAGCACGCGGTCAAGGTGGCCGCGGGCACGCAGACGCCGGACGATGACTTCACCTATGTCGGCGAGGTTATTGACGACAGCACGTTCAGCTACGTTTGCGCGCTCGACAAGGACGACGACCCGTTCACAGACCCGACGTGCTGGCAGAAGGCCAACCCGCTTTTCGGCGTGACGCTGAAGCACGACTATCTGGCCGGCGTTGTCGCTCAGGCCAAGGATATCCCGTCAAAGCGTAACGGCATTCTGCGCCTGCACTTTTGCGTTTGGACCGAGGCGGATACCGCCTGGATACCGCGCCCCATCCTCGAGAAGGTTATGGTCGACTTCGACCCCTATGAGGAACACAGGGGCAAGCGTATCAAGGCGGCTGGTCTGGACCTGTCTGGCGCAAAGGATCTCACCGCAGCCGCGTTTGTCGTGGAAACGGGAACCAAGTCCGTCAAGCGCGAGGACGGGGAAGAAGTAGAGCTCCCGACCTACGATCTATGGATCGAGGCATTCACGCCGCGCGATACAATGGACGAAAGGTCGAAGACCGATCACGTCCCGTATCGGTTATGGTTCGACCAGGGATATGTTAACGCTCCTGAAGGTGCTCGCATACGTTACGATCATGTGGCGGCTTTGTTTGCGCGACTCAATACTGAGTACGGCATCGAGGTTTTGGCGTTTGATCGGTATGCCTTCGACAAGTTCGAAGACGAACTCAACGAATACGGCGCCGAAATCAAAACAGTAGCGCACCCGCAGGGCGGTAAGAAGCGCGCCAAGCCGGACGAAGCCAAGGTCGAGGAGGCAAGGGCAGCGGGTTTGGAGCCGCCGCTTGGCCTGTGGATGCCTGGCAGCGTATCGGCGCTTGAGGCGCTGATTTTGGAAGAGCGGATTCGGCTCAGGTCGAGCCCCGTTCTGCTTGGCGCTTTGATGGGCGTCGCGATCGAGACGGACCCGCTGATGGGTAATCAGTGGTTCTCAAAGAAAAAGAGCACGGTTCGCATTGACCCGGCGGTTGCGGCTGCGATGGCCGTAGGCGCGGCGGTTGATGGGGTTGTCGTGCACAAGCCCCCGGCATCGCCGTGGGATGACCCGGAATTCACCTTGGCGGCAGCATGAAACTATTCGGGTTTGAGGTCACAAGGCCGCCCAAAAACGAGCAAAAAGCTAACGAAAACATCGCCGTTTCCGCTGGATACGGCGATTTTCTAGGTTTTTTCGGGCTAACTACGGCAAATCTGCCAAGCGTCACCACCGATTCGGCGTTAACGGTTCCTGCTGTTGCAGCGGCTGTGGCGTTTCTCTCGCGGACCATGGCGGCGTTGCCGCTGCACGCCTACCGCAATACCGCGGATGGGGCAAAGCGCCTTACGGGTAAGGTTCAGACCATCGTTCACGATGCTCCGAACGACGGTCAGGATAGGTTCAAGTTCGCACAGTACTTTTGGCAGCAGGTGTTCACCGGCGGTCGCGGTCTGGCATGGATTGAGCGTTCCGCGCAGAGTCCTGAGGCCATTTGGCCGATGGACCCGACCAAAACAACTATCAAGCGGGTCAATGGGCGAACTTCATATACGTTTGACGGAAAAGAATACCCCGCCGCGGATGTGATTGATGTTCCCTTCATGCTCAAGCCCGACGGGCTTGGCCACTGGGGCCCGATTATGCTCGCGAGTAAGGCGATTCAGCTTGCTCTCGCCATGAACGACTATGGGTCGAGTTTCTTTGCCGGAGGCGGGGTGCCGCCGCTTGTCCTTGAAGGGCCACTCCCGGCTGGCGCCGATGCAATGAAGCGAGCGCAGGCCGACATTAAACGGTCGATTGATGCGGCTAAGGGTGGTGGCGAGGCCATTTTCCCTGTGCCTCCAGGTTACAAGCTCAACCCGGTCGGGATTGAGCCAAACAAAAGCCAGATGATCGAGGCGCGGCGGTTTCAAGTTGAAGAAATCGCCAGAGCGTGGCAGTTGCCGCCTGTGTTTCTGCAGGACTTGAGCCGAGCGACGTTTTCGAACGCCGAGCAGCAGGATCTGCACCTTGTCAAGCACCTTATTGGTCAGTGGGCCGAGGCGCTTGAGGGCGAAATGAACTTAAAGCTCTTCGGTCGCGGCAACACCGGGCGGTATGTCGAACACAATCTAGACGGCCTGCTTCGCGGTGATTTCAAGACACGCATGGAAGGCTTGGCCCGCGCGATTCAGACGGCGCAGATGACGCCGAACGAGGCCCGCGCGCTCGAGAACCGGCCGAAGCATGAAAACCCGGACGCTGACAACCTGCTTGTGCAGGGAGCTACAGTCACGCTGGGGACGCAGGTGGCGGATGGCGGTAGTGAACCGCCATCGCCCGACAACGACAACACACAAAATGACGACGGGGCGGAAGCCGCATGACTGAATTTGAAAAGCGCGGCGGAAACCTTGGCGTTGAGAAGCGCGCCGCCGATGACAAGCGCACGCTGAGCGGCTATGCGGCGGTGTTCAACAGCGATACGGCAATCGGCGACTATTTCGTTGAGCGTGTAGCGCCTGGTGCATTCGCCAATACGATCAAGGGCGATATTCGGGCGCTGGTTGACCATGACTGGGGTCGCGTTATCGGCCGTACGAAGTCTGGAACGCTCCGTCTGGTTGAAGACGAGCGTGGTCTGAAGATCGAAGTCGACATTCCGAACACTACCGACGGTAACGACCTGTGGGAACTTGTCGAGCGCGGCGATATTTCTGGAATGAGCTTCGGTTTTCGCGTCACCAAGCAGTCTTGGGACGAGACAGGAGATACGCCGATCCGCACGATTGAGGCGGTCGAGCTCTTTGAGGTGTCGGCCGTAGCCTTCCCGGCCTACGACGACACGTCGATCGGCAAGCGTGACCTAGAGGCGGCCAGGGCGGAAGCTGGTAAGGCGAAGTCCGACGAGGAGCGCCGCAAACAAAACGCCATCGCTGCTGCGCGGCGAATCGCGGAGCGCGAAGCGGTTACCAATCAGAGAATTCGGGGCATCCGGCAGGACGCTTCGTAGTCACCCGGCATAGCCGGAGGGCATGGACGACGAGTCCTGCCAGTATTTCACCAACAGGCTCGCTTTCGCGGGCCATTTTCATTTCAGGAATATAGATGACCCTTAAGGAACTGAACGACAAGCGTCAGAAGCTTGTTGTCGATGCTCGCTCGGCTCTCGACGAGATCAAGAAGAACACCGATGAGGCTCGCGCCGCTGAGCTCGAAGCCCGTCACGACGCCATCATGGCTGAATTCGACAAGGTCGAAGCCACGATCGTCCGCGAGCAGAAGGTTGCGGATGCGGAACGGCGCCTGGCCGAGCGTGCCGAGGAAGAGCGCAAGAAGCAGCGCCCGAACGGCAGCGATGGTGAGGCCCGCGGCGTGGACGAGGGCGCGAAGCTTGAATATCGCACTGTCTTCTACAAGTACCTGGCCTCCGGCGCGTCGCTCGACGAACTGTCTGGCGAAGAGCGTGGCATCCTGAAGGCGGGTATTGTTCCGGACGCGGAAAAGCGCGTTCAGGTCTCGACGCAGGGCACGTCCACCACGGCCGGCGGCTACACTGTTCCGGTCGAACTGTCGAACCAGATTGTCAAGTCGATGAAGGCCTGGGGGCCGATGTATGACGAGGACATCTGCACGACCATTTCGACTGCCAACGGCGTCACGATCAAGATTCCGACCGTCAACGACACTGCGGTGACCGCTGGCCAGCACGCGGAAGGGACCGCGATGACTGATGACAACAGCAAGGACGTTGCGTTCGGTCAGAAGTCTCTGGAATCGTATGGCTACGATACTCAGTGGGTGAAATTCTCGCTTGAGCTTGCCCGCGACTCGATCTTCAACATGGAGTCGCTGCTCGGCTCGCTGCTCGGTGAGCGCCTTGGCCGTATTGCCAACTTGCAGCTCACCACTGGCGACGGCACAGGCGACCCGAACGGCGTCGTTACGGCCTCCTCGCTCGGAAAGACTGCGGCTGCCGTCGCTGCCGTCACCTATGACGAGATCATTGACCTTATCCACTCGGTCGACCCGGCTTACCGCCAGTCCCCGAAGGTTCGGTTCATGTTCAATGACCTGACGCTGGCCGCGCTTCGTAAGCTCAAGGACGGTGATGGTCGCTACATCTGGACCATGGGCGATGTCCAGAGCGGCGTTCCTGGCAATATCCTTGGCTATCGCTACAGCATCAATCAGGCCATGGCGAACCTCGCCACCGGTAACAAGACCATGCTGTTCGGCGACTTCGGCAAATATTTTGTCCGCAAGGTCGGCTCGCCGATGATTGGCGTCAAACGCGAGTCGTACTGGCCGGATCTGGGCATCGCCGGTCTGATCTATCTGGACGGCGAACTTGGCGATACCGCCGCGGTCAAGCACCTCATCCAGGCGTAACCTTCAGGGGCGGCCTTCGGGCCGCCCCTGCTTAAGGAGTGGCTATGAGCTACCAACCTAAAGTCTACAAAGAGCAGGGAGGCGACCGTGAGACGATCGCTGCCGGCGGCTCGCTCAAGATCGGCAATGCTGTTTTCACGGTGAATGCCGCTGGCCAGGTTATTGTGACCGGTCTTCCGACCGCTAACCCGAACGTTGCTGGCGCCCTTTACAGCAACAGTGGTGTTTTGACGCTGAGCGCTGGCTGATGCTGGTTAAGATGCTGGTGGGCATCTCCGGGCCGTTCTACACACTGGACCCTGGCGATGAGTTCCACTTTCCGGACGACGAGGCATCGCGCCTCGTCGAAGCCGGATTTGCGGTCACTGTGGCGGTAGCGCCGACGATTGAGACGGCCACGGTGGATACCTCCGGCACTGAGAAGCGCCGCGGACGCCCAAGGAAGCAAGACAATGTGGTATCCGCCGACGGAGACAGCACCGGCGAGTGAGCCGGTGAGCGTTGACGATGCCAAGCGGCATCTGCGCGTCTTTCACGACGACGACAACGAATACATTAAGTCTGTGATCTCAACGGCGCGCGACCATGTCGAAAAATATTGCGGTGCGCGCTGGTCTGAAGTCGATTTGACTGCAAATTGTGACGATTGGCGCGACCTAGCGTTTCTGCCGTTTACGCCGGTCACCGCGCTGACGTCGATTGCGTATATCGATGCCGAAGGCGCGCCCGCGACGGTTGATCCGTCTGTTTATGAGTTTCGCGCAGACGCCAGGTCTGTCGCGCTGAAGCCGGGGAAAACCTGGCCTGCCAAGCAGAATTCATCGCGGATTACAGTGACCATCAACGCGGGCACAGAAGACGCGCCACCTGCTGTGAAGCACGCAATTTTGCTGCGCGTCGAAGATCTATACGAACATCGCGGCTCCGAAGAAGACGGTAAATGGTCTTCGTTCGATAGCCTTTTGAGCAACTATCGATTTTATTAGGAGCCATTAGTTGGCCGACCTGACGATTACCGCCGCGAGTGTTATCGCGGGCGCCGATGCCGCGCGGGAAAGCGGCACCGCTGGCGAGACAATTACCGCCGGCAAGGCGGTGTATTTTTCCAGCACCACGAAAAAGTGGATGCTTGCCGATTCCAACAGCGCAACCGCCGAGGCGCGGAAGTGCACGGGCATTGCCTTGAACGGCGCGTCCCTCAACCAGCCCATCGCAGTGCTGAAGGGCGGTGACGTCACGATCGGCGCAACGCTGACGGCGGGAACTGCCTACTATCTCAGTGACACCGCGGGCGGCATTTGTCCGATCGCCGATGTCGGTTCTGGCGAGTACGTCAATCTTTTGGGCCTTGCCAAGAGCACGTCGGTTCTGGCGTTCGCTCCGCAGTACCCGGGCGTGGCGCTTTAATGGTCAAGCGCTCGGGAGCCGGAGCGCTCACCGAGCGCGTCCATTTTCAAAAGCGTGACGAACAAGACGACGGCTACGGCAATCCTGTAGCCGGTGACTGGACCACGCAGTTTACAGAGCCGGCCCGCCTGCAGCCAAAGCTTGGCAGCGAACCTGTGCTTGCCGCGCGCCTGGCGGGCGTACAGCCGTTTTTGCTGGTCGTCCGCAGTTCGGTGCGCACGAGAGCCGTCACGCCTGCCTGGCGGGCCGTGAATGCGCGTAGCGGTGCCGAGTACAATATCCGCACGGTTGCCAACGCAGACGAGCGGAATGGCTGGCTGGAAATGTTGGTTCAGGAAGGCGTGGCCAACTGATGGTTGAAATAAAGAGATTGCCGCCAGACGTGGCCAAGGCGCTAGGCGGGCCGTTCTACGCCGTAGTCAACGGCAACCCTGTCGGTGTTCCTGGCAGGCTTGGCTGGAGCACACGTAAAGAGGCGCGCGCTTGCGCGACGATTTACATGGCATACCGCAGCGCATGCCCCGCGTAACTTTCACGCAGCCGTTCGATTGGGCGCCGCCTGAATTCAACGGGCGTTGGCTGCTAGCCTACCGGGCCGGTTGGTCCGGCCTAGTCACAACGCCGTGCGCCGCGGCGGCCATTGCCGCAGGAAAAGCTATTGGCACAGCTAAAGAACCGCGAGAAAGCGCTCCGGAAACTGGCGGCGATACCGTCAGCAGTTCGAAGCGCCGCAAAACAGGCGCTCGCGCAAAGCGCTGACGAACTGACTGAGGCGATCCGCACAGCGGCGCCTCGCGGCGCGACGGGCGAGCTAAAGAAGTCGGTTGCTCAGACGTGGGGTGGCGGCAAGGTACGGTATTCGAGCCTGGCTGGCAACGTCGGAGAGGCTGGGGATCCAGACCTTTCGGTTCGGATCAGTGCTGGTAATAGCAAGGTTCGTTACGCGCACCTAGTCGAATTCGGCACGGCGCCGCACATTAACGGCGGTCTGTTCGCTGGAACAGAGCACCCGGGCACGCGCGCGCAGCCATTCTTTTATCCGACATACCGTCGCATGCGAAAGCGCGCCCGTAGTCGGGTTAGCCGCGCCATCACTAAGGCGATCAAGCAACTCTGATGTCAGAAGCAACACTGCCTTTACAAGCTGCGGTCATCGCGGCGCTTAAGGCGCACGCGCCACTGGCCGCGATCGTTGGCACGAAGGTTTTTGACCGCGTGCCCGCCGGGACGGCGGCGCCCTACCTTTGCCTGTCGGGTTGGCAGGAAATCGAAGACGGCACCGACTGCATGGACGCAAGCGAGGTGTTCTTCGACGTTCAGTGTTTTTCTACCAGCGTAGGCAGGCCGGAAGCCGCAAGAATAGCGGCCGCAGTTAAGGCCGCGCTGCACCGTCTCGCACCAGCAACTGCGGGCTGGTCAGAAACAGAAATTCTCTACCGCAGCACTCAATACTTCACGGAAACGGACGGCACCACGACGCGCGCCGTTGTCAACTTTCAATCGCTGACTGACAGCGACGCATAGGATTAATTTTAAATGGCCCTAGCCGCCACTTTTCGTTTTTCTGGATACCGCGTACTTCTCGGCGACGGTGCGGATCCCGAGGTTTTCGCCGCCCCGTGCGGCTTCACCGAGCGCTCAATCTCTTTCAACCGAGAGCTCTCTGAGACCAATACCCCTGATTGCGCAGACGAAGACGCGCCGTCCTGGCTGGAGCGTGACGTTACGAGCATGTCCGCCACGATCAACGGCACAGGCGTCCTCGAGGCGACCGCGCTGCCGATCTGGCTCGGGCTGCTCAACACCACCGTTAGCTTCAACGCCCGCGTCGAGCTGTGGCGTGAAGGTGTGAAGGTTGGGCACTGGCAGGGCGCTTTCGCGCTTGAAAGCTTTGAGACCAGCGGCACCAAGGGCGAGCGCGTTCAGGTGACCGTCTCTATGCAGTCCGACGGCGTGGTCGCCTACACCGCGGCGTAATCCATGGCCTTCGAAAACCGCAACGGCCGGATCGAGCTCGACTTTGCGGACGGAACCTACGGGTTCCGTCTTGCTATCGGCGAGCTCGAGGAGCTGCAGGAAAAAACGGGTGTGGGCCCGTATGTGCTGCTTAAGCGGCTGTTGGTCAATGAGTGGCGCATTGAAGACGTCATTCAGACGATCCGGCTGGGCCTGATCGGGGCTGGCGTAAAATCAACGGACGCGCTTAATCTCGTTCGCCGCTATGTAGAGCAGCGGTCAGACTGGATGAACAATGCCATGCTAGCCCAGGCGATCGTTAGCGCCGCGCTGGTTGGTGCCCCGGAGGAAGAGCCGGGAAAAGGCGACGCGCCGGAGGCCGAGACGGAGGGTTCGAACTTCCTGACGGACGCCTTGTCTTCGGCGATCTCTACGGAGCAGCCGGCGCTGCCGGCATAGCCATCTCTGAAATGCGATCCATGACGTGGTGGCAGTTCTCGGAGACGGTCGAAGGGTTCGTTAGGTCCAAGACCAACGACAAGGACGCGGGCATCTCCGCGGCCGAGGAAGACGAACTAGGTGCGCTTCTTAACGCGCCATTGTGACGGAATATCCCGTCATGCGCTCATTGCCGTTGGCGGTTATGACAAGAATTGATCCGCGTGGGTCAACGACTTGAAATAGCATAACTGCCGACGGACCAAAGCCGTGCTTTGATACAAGCGATGGCTCGCAGCCAGTGTGGAATTCGACGCTGGCCATGTCGGCGCCGTTATACAGCGCGTCTACTTTTTCTTTAGTCAGAAGGCATCTGGCTCCTGCCTGAGTAGTGGCGCAGAGCGCTGCAGCAGCCGCAATTATTTTGAGCATTTGGATATTCCATGGCAACTGACATCGAAACTCTGTCTCTTTTGCTGGAGGTGCAGGGGCAGAAGTTCGAAAATCAGCTAAAGCGACAAAATGCACAAGCTTACAGAATTTTCAAGTCCCTTGAAGATCGCGCGAGCGAAATGGAGTCCAATGTTTCGGGATCTTTCGACAAATTAGCTAGGATTGTTGGCGGCGCCGCGGTATTGAACGAGCTGAAGAAGCTCGCAGACACCTGGCAGGAAGCAACCAATAAGATCAAGTCTGCGGGCGTTGGCGAGGCGATGGCCGGTGCGGTCTCAAATGAGATCGCTGATATTGCGTCTCGAAGCCGGACGGGGTTCGCAGAAGTTGCCGACCTTTACGCGCGGCTTACACGCACGGGCAAGGACTTCGGGGCGACGCAGGGCGAGATCGCCCTTGCGACCGAGACGGTTTCGAAGGCCCTGAAGGTTTCCGGTGCGTCTGCTTCGGAGACGCAAGCCACGCTTGTCCAGTTGGGCCAGGCATTGGGTTCTGGCCGACTGCAGGGAGACGAACTTCGCTCCCTGCTTGAGAACGCGCCGGTGGTGGCCCAGGCCATCGCAAAGGAATTTGGCGTTGCCGTCGGGCAGCTCAAGGATCTTGGCGCCGAAGGCAAGCTGGTTTCAGATCGCGTGTTTCGTGCGATCGTCAACGCGGCGCCGGAAGTTAGCGCTGCGTTCGCTAAGACCAACGCCTCGATCGCCGACAGTTTCACCATCCTGCAAAACGCAGCGTTGAAGTTTGTCGGCAACAGCCAGCAGATGGGCATTGCCGCGGCTGCGGCTTCGTCTTCAATCCAGTTCCTAGCCAAAAATATCGACGGCGTTGCGACAGCAGCCGCGGCGGTTGGGGCGGTTATCGCCAGCCGACTGGTCGCGCAGGGTCTCGCGCCCATGGTGGCGCAGATTGGCGCGACCGTTACCGCCTCGGCGGCGGCGAGCGCCGGACTTACAGCCCTTGGCGTGCGGGCTCAGTTGGCTGCCACGAGCGTTGCGGCTCTGCGCGGCGCTTTGGCGCTTGTGGGCGGCCCCGTCGGGGCGGCCATTCTCGGAACCGCTGCCGTTGTCGCTTATCTGGCCACGGAAGCGGGAAAGGGCAAGGAATCCACCGATCGTTATGCGGAAGCGCTCAAGGCGCTCCGCCCGCCAGCCGATGACGCGAAGTCGGCTATTAAGGGTGTAGGCGACCAAGTTGCCGAAACGTCCGACCGGATGGACCGTGCCGTCACTGACGGCTATAATCGAAAGCTCAAGGAAGACGCAGCAGCGGCGCGCGACCTCGAGACGACCATTCGAAGTGCGACGCAGGGGCTTGAGCAATACGGGTCCGCCGGTCTGAAAGCCGAAGACAAGAAGCGCGGCCTGGATCTCGTCAAGCAGGGTATGGAGGGCAACGCCCAACAGGCGATTGCCGCGGCTGACGAGCTTCGCAAGCTTGGCGAGACGAACATCAGTTTTGCCAGCGCGTTCGGCTCGATTGCCGCGATGCTTACGCAGCTCGCCGCGGTTCGGCAGGCGGCGGTAGCTACCCGGGCGGCTCTCGCCAACGTTGAGGCTGGGCAGGCGGGCGAGGCCAACGCCAAGAAAAGTCGCGACGAGCAGGCCGCCTTGGTCAAGTCCGGCTTTGTGCCTGTGGGGCCCGCATTTGACGCGCAGAGTGATCCGGTTTTGGCCGGTCTGCGTCTGCAGCGGGAAGTCCGCCTTGCCCAAATGGACAAGGACAAGAAGGCGCTTCAGGACAAGACGAAGGAACTCTATGACGCGGCTCTGGGACAGGGCGGCGGCGTAACGCTCAAGCAGGCTGAGGCTGCGGCGAAGCAGATTCTTGCAGCCGAGGCCGCGCAGAAGGGCGGAGGCGGGGGTAAGGGGCCGAAGTCTGATGAGGACAAGGCCGAGGACCGTATCAATAAGTACATTGATAGCCTTGCGCGTCAGAACCTTGTTCTTCAGGCCGAAATTGATAATTTCGGCAAGTCGAACGCGCAAAAGCGCGCGGCTGTTGAGTTGGCTAAGGCCGGTGTAGACCTTAATCGCCTGGACGCCGAAACACGCGAAGAGGTGTTGGCGAAACTCAATAAAGAGATTACGCTTTCCGAACAGCTTCGAACCAAAAAGAAAGAGCTTGAAGACGCGCAGAAGTCGTACAACGACGCGTCGAAATTCTTTGGCGACGCTGCCACAGACGCTCTAGAAGACCTAATCATCAACGGCGCCAAAGCCGAAGACGTCATGAAGCGGTTGGTCGCCACACTGGCCAAGGCAGCATTACAGGCCGCGTTGATGGGCTCTGGCCCCTTGGCTGGGATCTTCGGAACATCGGGGACAAACGGCGGCGTCGGCGGCTTGTTCGGTCTGCTGTTTGGCGGCATCGGCGGAAAGGCAGACGGCGGGTGGATTAGCGGGCCGGGGACGGGTAAAAGCGACAGTATTCTGTCTTGGCTATCCGACGGCGAGCACGTTACGAACGCGCGCTCTGCTAAGAAATACGCGCCGCTTTTGAATGCGATCAACAACGATCGCATGCCAAAATTCGCCACCGGCGGCTTTGTTGGGGCGATGTCGACACCAAGCGTTCCGTCGGGGATTAGCACCGCCAGTCCGGGCCCCGCGAAAATCACCATCAACAACACGCAGTCCGACAACGTCCAGGCTGACGCCAAGCAAGACAGCAACGGTGATATCTCGATCATGATTAGCGCCATTGGCGCGAAAATGGCGGACGATATTTTGCGGGGCCGCGGCCCGATGTCCGCAGCTTTGTCGGCTCGTCAAACCAACCGGCACTTGAGGTAAACATGGCCGTCATTACATGGCCGTCGCAGGTGCCGTATCGGTCGCCTGTCGACGGCCGCACTCCAGTGCAAACCTACAGCGCGCCGGTAGTTAGTGAGACGGAGGGCGGGCCGCCGATTATGCGGCCTCGCCCGGGCCCGCGCGCAACTGAGATGCCCTGGCAGTCAGCATTGCTGACCCTAGCTGAGTGGGAGGCGTTCGAGCAGTTCGCAAGGTACGACCTGCGGCAGGGGACACTCCCTTTCACGATGCCAATTTACCGACCGAATGGCTGCTACGTTGACCGTACTTGCCAGATAAAGGACGGCGTTTGGTCGTCGGATTTCAGCAAAGCTCCGCGTATTCGCATTTCATTCACGTTGGTTGTATTTAATTGGTGATTTCTGATGTCCCTTAGCGAGGCTCTTACTGAGGCCTATGCAGCAGTTGATGTTTCGGGTGATATCTACGATACGCTTGAGTTTAACCACATCACCTTGGAAGCGCCGCTTCGGTTTGTGAAGGGTCACCGCATCCCAGGTGAGTACGAAACTCTAAATCTACCGGTCGCCGGAAACCCTTCCGCCGTTTTTACAGTGGTTGATTTTGGGTTCCAGCGCCCCGGGCAAGATGAAGGCGGTACGTCGAAGGCCAGAATCCGCGTCGACAACGTCTCGCGTGTTCTGCAGCAGGCATTACGGGATGCGATTTCCGCCGACCAGCCGTTTTCTGTGACATACCGCTGCTATTCCACTAACGATATCAATCACCCAGAGGAATTTACTGGGTTGAAGATGTCGTCGGTCACCGTGAACGCGTTCAGCGCGGAGGGGGACTTGTATTACGAAGAGGTGGAGTTGCAGGGATTTCCGAAGCGGACGTATTCGCTTGATTTGTACCCGGCACTACATGGTCAGTGATCTGGTTGCCTTCGTTAATTCTTACATCGGCCGAGCCTACGAAAAGACTGGTCTTCACTGCTGGGAATTAACTAGACGCTGCCAGGCGGTCTTCGGCCGCGAGCTTCCTAGCGTCCTGGCCGTTCCGGACCACCCAGCCGGCATCGCGCGCCTAATGAGGCGACGTGACAAGCACAGTGGCTGGCGGCGCGTCGACGCCCCGCGCCATGGCGCGGTTGTCTTCATGGCGCGCGCCGGACATGGGCCAGAGCGGGCCGCAATTCATTGCGGAACCTACCTGGCCTTAGACGGTGGCGGGATCCTGCATACGGACAATCCGCATGGGGTGGTGTTCGAGTCCCTTTCTGAGCTCAAGGCCCAAGGCTGGGCGGGGCTGAGTTTTCACGTTCCGGAATAAATGGCTCATATCCTGTTTCGTCTGTGCGACGGTCGCGAGGCCGGAGCGCCTGTTGTGCTGCCCAAGCGCCGGCGGCTGTCTGCAATTGTCAAGCAGCACGCTGACCGCAGTCGCCCGTTCACCGTATCCATCTGCCGCCGCGGGCAGCATCTCGCGCCGGATGGTCAATCGGTTCGGATGCGGAAGACGTGGTCTGCCACAACCGTAGGCCCACACGATACCGTCACTATCCTCTACTGGCCGCGCGGCGGCGCAGGCGGGGGAGGCCGTGGCGGTGGCGCTAGTAAAGGACTTGCAATTGGCCTGGTAGTTGGCGCCATTGCGCTCGCCGCGCTCGGTCAATTTTGGGGAATTGCAGCACTCAACGGCGCGCTTGGGTTGGGCGCGACGAGCGCTGTTGGATCGACAATCTGGGCGGCTGGTACAACGGCGCTTCTCGCAGGCGGCGCCTATCTGCTAAACAAGGCCACTCAAGCAAAAGCCGACAAAACAGATGACCGGCCAACTTATGGCGTCGCCGGAGGCGGCAATTTGCCACGCGCCGGTGATCGAATTCCAGTAATCTACGGACGTTGCTGGAACTCACCCGATCTCAGCCAACCCGATTACACAACCTACGACGGCGACGACCAGATACTTTATAAGCGGCTGACAATTGGCTGCGGCAAATACGCAATCAAAACAATCCGCGTTAGCGGAATAACGATGTGGACTGCTGATGGCGGACTAACTGCGCCGTTCTCTGGCGCCGCGATCGAGCCGATTGCGCCAGGCAGCACGTCCTCGCTGGTCCCGGGCTCCGTCATAAGCGTTGCCGCAGTCGGGAGCAATCAGCTTCCAAAGGCTCCCGACTTCCCCAATTGGGCCGGGCCTTTTGATTTTGGCCCAGACGCTCCACTGCAAAGCCGTATTCAACTGGACTATTCAGTTCCGTCGGGCTGTTACTCAGTTCCTGACGGGGGCAAGTTCGAAGGTAAGCAGTACGCCGCAAACTGGGGCGTGCTTTTTGAATACGCCCCTTGTGATATTGACGGCGAAATCATTGGCGGTTGGTCGACTCTCTACACGGAGAGCCATTACGTCCTTTCGACGAGGCCAATTCGCGCGACAAGGTACGTTGACGTCCCCGCGGGGCGGTACGCCGTCAGGGCCCGCAACGTAGGAGACGCGGATGAACTCTCCCATCCGTCGGGGTTCAACGCCGACGTAACCAACTCCGTTGTGTGGGAAGGGCTTAGGTCTCACCACGCTGAAACCATCACGCGTTCTGGCGTGACAGAACTCGCACTCAGAATCCGCTCTGGTAAGGCGCTTGGAGTCACCTCTTACGGTGACGTCGAAGTGGAAACCAGTCGCATCCTACCCGTCTGGTACGGCGCGACGACCGGGTGGGTGGAAGAGGAGACCGACAAGGCGGTCTGGGCCGCAATCGATGTCCTGCACAATGGCGACTACGGCGCGTCGATCCCGTATAGCGAAATCGACCTGGACCGCTTTCAGTTCTATGCCGAAAATGTCACCCAGTTTGACCGGTTCAGCGCGGTCATTCGCGGCCCTGTATCTGTTCACGAGGCCGCAAGTAACGTTCTCGGCGTCATGCGCGCTTCGCCTCTGCGGCTCGGCAGCATTTGGACAATGGTCCGCGATGAGCCCAAGTCGGTGCGGAAGCATGTCATTTCGCGCCGCCAGATCCTCAAGGACAGCAGCGGGCAGACGTTCAATCTCGATCTAGGCGACGGCTCTGCCGACGTGATCGTTGAGTGGAACGTTGACGGTGATCCCAAGCGGAGGCGCGAAAAACGCATCACGTTTGGAGCGCAGACGCTCAACCCGCGGCGCATGGCCGCGACCGGCGTCACGGACAGCGCGCACGCTATCCATATCGCGACGTGGGCCGCAGCAAGTGCATACTACCGGCGCGAGCGACGTAGCCTGACGACGGAGCTGGCGGGCCGGTTGCTTATCCCGAACGACTCCGCGCTGATCGATAATTGGTACTTCGATAAAGACAAAGAAGTTACAGGGCTGTTCGATCGGGACGGCCTGACGCTGACCGTCGATTCAGAGTTGACCTTGCCACCGTCGCCATACGCGGTCCTACGCGCTCGGGACGGGCGTGAATGGGGTCCGGTCGGCGTAACATTAGACGGCAACCGGATTGTTCTCAATGCCGCCGACGTGACCCAGGCGGAAAGCCTCTCGGGCATTTCTCTAGCCAACGTAATCAATAAGAGGACACAGGCCGCGACGACTATTGTCATCGGAACGCTGACTGAGGTGCAGGACGCTTGGCTTATCCGGGCGATCAGCTTCAGCGGTGACACGCAGGTCGGTGTTGAGGCTGTTTACGATGCTCCGCAGGTTTGGAGTGCTCTGGCTGAGTCCATCATTGTCCCGCCCCCTCCACCGTCAAGCGGCCTCGAGAACGACGCGTCAGTTCGCGTTGCCTGGGTCCGCGGCAAGGCCGTGCAGCGCAACGGCGCCATGTTCATGGATTGGTCGCTAGGGCGAAGTACCGGCGCGGCTCAGTACGCTGTGCGTATCAGCTACGATGACTGGGCGACTTCTGAGGATGTCTTCCGCGGACCGGAGTCGTCCGGCACGCATCCGCTGCGGGAGTTCGAGGGGACTATTCGCATCAGGGCGCGCGGCATCAGCGCTTCCGGCTTGCTGGGGGTTGAGGTTGAGTCGGCGTTCAGTCTCGCCCCAGCACTGTTTGACCTGAGTAATGCTTCGGCGGGCACGCTTCAATACAAGGCGTTTCTAGACGGCATGGAGCCGGTCGCTATCGTCAGCGAGCTTCCGGACCTGTTTGGTTACGACGGCCCCAAATTCGTGACAATTCGCGAGCCTGGGGCTGATAAGCCGACGCTATATAGGTTGTCGGACGACGGAACTGCGTGGAACAAGCTCGCAGCAGAAGACTACGTTGCTAACACAATCACCGCGGCTGCGATCCAAGCCGGTGCGGTGAAAGCAAGCGCAATCGATGTTGATTATCTGTCTGCTGTTAGCGCTGATTTGGGCGATATTCTTGCCGGTAGTATTAGTATCAACAATCGATTTCAAGTTGCGGCTAATGGCACTGTTACGATTAACAATGCCACAAGCGGTGCGCGACTTGTAATTACCAATAGTCTCGTTTCTGTTTATGACAGCAGTAACGTACTGCGCGTAAGAATGGGTATCTGGTAGTTTATGGCTCAGGGTCTGCAAGTATTTAATCAGTATGGTGTCTTAAAGGTAGATCTTTCCAGCCGCCTATTGAGGCTTGTGGACGTCATTTTCGTTTCTGCCGGGACATCCGGTAGCGTATACAACGAGGGTCTATTAACTGGCACCCCAGTTGTATTTGCTACTATGGTCAGTGGCGCCGGCTCTTCTTGGCCTGGTAACAATCTTTACCCCCCGGCGATCAGCGTCTCCGGGGGGACTGTCGCTTGGGGCGTCACTAACGCCGATCATCGCCTAATGCTTTGGGTTTATTGATGCCAGCTGGCTTGCAGATATTCAACGATTCCGGAACCGTTCAGATCGACGAGAATTGGAAGAATTTTGGCTTTCGTCAGATTATCCCGGTTACGCTAACGGCAGGTCCAATGGTTGGTGGTCCAACTGACATTGCGCCGTATCAACTTTCAGTCCCCGGGAGTGCCGCATTAGTTGCTGTGCGCGCGGCTACGTTGAAACCGATATTGATGCACAGTTATCTAAGCGGGGGAGTCTGGACCTACAATTGGCAATTTTATCCTCCTTTTGTTTCGGGCTCTTACACGGAAACGGTGAATTTCTACGTCTTCGACGTACCTTATAGTGGGTCGTTTTCTACAGTAGGATTGGAGGTCTTTAATTCTACGGGTGAGCGTGTCTTTCACTCAGATATGGACGTGATGAAAATCCCGCCTGGCGCTTCCGTGCAGGCCTGTAATACCAGTTTCACAGGCGTGCCTGGTCGAATATACGCGCCGTTGATCGTAGTGAATCCCGTAAGGGCGGTGTTTACGGGCTCTAGCTACAGGCACGCAACGCGTTCTCTACAGGTTTCAGGCTCGAATATTGTCAGCTCAAATCAAGACCTAAGTTCGTCTACGATCGGTGAGTTCGCTAATGAAGGACTCTATATTCCGATTGATGTCACCGAATATTCCTAAGTAAATCAGCCGGAAAAATAAATGACCAACACAATCGCGATCTTTCAGATCTCGACTGAAGAAGATTTGCGCTTTCAACTTGATTTCAACGGGTTGAATCTTAGCGGTCGTACTTTGAAGGTTAATGTCAGAGAGCGTGTGTCGAACACGCTGAAGGTATCGCTAGCTGCGCCGGCAAATCTGACGTTGGTCGGTACTGGCAATCTGACAGCTTTCTACGCTAAATCCAGCATGGCTAGCTGGGCTAAGGGCGAGTACGAGGCTGATGTCATTGACGAGACGGGGGGTAATTTTACTCGCCTTATGGCTGTGCGGTTCGTCTACGACAACCCCGGCCGGCTTGTTCATGGCGTAAAGGGCAATCAAGCGACTGTAAACTGGGGCGGCAATCAAGCTGTCGTTACCGCGATCGGCGGCGTAGGCCCGCCGGGGCCGGTAAACGTCCTGACCATCGGCGACGTCGATACGCTCGAGACCGGTGAGCCGGCAACAGCGGAGATTACGGGCAGCGCGCCCAATCAGGCGCTCAATCTCGGGCTGCCCAAGGGCAACACCGGCGCTACGGGCCCTTCAGGCACCGTCACGGTCAACCCGACGACGATCACCGGGGCGCCTGGCTCCAATGCGTCGGTCGCGAACACTGGCACGCCTGAAGCAGCGGTTCTTCAGTTCACTCTTCCCCGCGGCAATACCGGCCTGACGGGCGATGACGGATGGTCCCCCGTCCTAGCCGTTGTGACGGACAGCCAGCGCCGCGTTCTTCAAATCAGCGACTGGACGGGCGGCGAAGGAACAAAGCCCGCCACAGGCTCCTATATCGGGCCGACAGGCCTGGTACCGGACGCTGCTAGCGCTGTAGATGTCCGCGGTGCGCAGGGACCGTCAGGGTCAGTCACGGACGGCGATAAGGGCGATATAGTCGTCAGCGGCTCGGGCACGACCTGGACGATCGATGCGAAGGCGGGGACCTTCAGCAAGCTCCAAGACGTTGCAACCGGCATCATGCTCGGGCGCAAGACGGGCGGCACTGGCTCGATCGAGGAACTGTCCCGTGCCGATGTGATCGCGCTGGTACGGCTTGGCATTTTCGGCCAGTGCGAGCTCATCAAGGACGGCTCGAATATTCGCCTGCTGCCGAAGGGGGGCAACAGGATATTCGTCAATGGCGACTACCTGACCGTTCCCGATGCCGGGGTCGCCAAAGCTGCAACGGGGCTGACCGTCAGCACGCAGTACTACGTCTATGCCATCAACAGCGGCGGCTCGGTCGACATTGAGCTAACAACCACGGCGCCAGCACGTAGCGCAACCTATGGCCACCTGATCGAGGGCACCAACGACGCCCGAACCTATGTCGGCACTGTTCGCCCGATCACTGGCCCGGCGTTTCAGGATACAGCCCAGCAGCGCTTCGTCCGCAGCTGGTTTGGCCGGACGCCGACAGTTCTGCGGGGGGCGCTGACGGCCCAGCGCACGACGGGGTCAAGTAGCTGGGTCGAGGTCAACAGCGAAGCGCGCTGCGAATTCCTGCTGCAACCCGGCGAGATCGTGAGGGCCGATATCACCGGCTACAGCTTCAACAGCGGCTCGTCCACGACATTCGCCTCGGTGGGCTACGATTCCTCCAGTTCCAACGAGGATGCCAGCGCGACATTCGGTTCGGCTGGCGGCTCGATCGGGTATTCCCGGCCCAAGAGCGGGTTGTCCGCAGGCTATCATGACGCACGGCTGCTGGGCCGGGTTTCAGGGGGCACCGGCACCTATTCCGCGACATCGCCCGAATTCACGGCGATGCACCTGACAATCCAGTAAGGGACGATCAACCATGCCCGCGCTCAAGCCGCTCGGCCAGACCTTCGCCAGTGAACTCACTGAGGCTGGACTGCTGACGTTGCCGATCACCTGGGGGCCTGACGGCCAGATAAGCGGTGTCGAAGCTCTCCCGGAAAACGACCGCCTCGCGCTCGATGCCGTCGTGGCGGCCCACGACGCAGAGGCTGTGCCGCTGAATGACTACCGCCGCGCTATTCAGGCCCATGTCGACGCGACGGCGCAGGCGCGCCAATACGACAGCGGAATCACCTGCGCGTCCTATGTCGGTTCGACCGTCTCGGCATGGGCTGCGGAGGCTCAAGCCTTCGTCGCCTGGCGCGATAAAGTTTGGGACTATGCATATGGCGAGCTCGCCAAGGTCGGGGCCGGTGAGCGAGAGCGTCCGACGATAGAGACGATCCTCGCCGAGCTGCCGGCGATGAGCTGGCCGTCTTGAGCGCTCACGGCGCCAGCAGTGATCCAACCAGCACAGTCGCCAGCGCGAGCAGCGGCGTCAACACGATCAAGCCGATGAAGATCAGGTCCATGAGAATCCCCGCGTGCTGGTGCCGGGGAGTTGGAAACCCTTCCGAGGTCGGGCGCCGTCGCCTTTAGGCTGGAGGCCCTGAACATACGCGACGGCCTCCCCGACTCAGCATCGGGAAGTGCAAGTTGCGGCCGCACCTTGCCGCCTCGGAAGGGGTTTCCACGCCCCATCCCGCCCCATTTTCGGGCAGAACATTTATAGATTAGCTCGTACCGATGCGGCACTCAACCCTAGATCGGTGCCCATCGCCGGATAATTCAAAACACTATGAAACTCGCATCCAACTGGCGGGCGGTGCTTCGGCACGCCTGGAGCCTTCGCCTGACTGTGCTGGCGTCAATGCTGGGCGCGGTCGAGTTCGTGCTGCCAATCTTCATGGACGATCCGCCGATTGAGCGCGGCGTCTTCGCGGCGCTGGCGGCACTTGTGAGCCTAGCTGCCGCCATTGCGCGTGTCGTCGCGCAGCAACCAATTTCTGGAGAGTAAATATTGAAATCACGCCTTAAGAAGGGCGCGGCCGTGGCTGCGCTCGCCGTCGGCTTGGTCGGCGGCTTCGAGGGCTTGCGACTGAACGCTTACAAGGACGTCGTTGGGGTGCCTACGGTCTGCTACGGCGAGACCCGCGGCGTGAAGATGGGCGATAAGCACACCAAGGCTGAATGCGACGATATGCTGCTGAAGGGGCTCGCCGAGTTTGAGGCAGGTGTCCTGAAGTGCGCTCGCGTTGAGATGCCGGATAAGCGCCTCGTTGCGCACGTGTCACTGGCCTACAACATCGGAGTCGGCGCCTATTGTAAGTCGACCGTGGTCCGCAAGCTCAATGCCGGTGACACGCGCGGATCCTGCGAAGCCTTCATGATGTGGAACAAGGCCGGCGGCGTAACATGGCCTGGTCTTACGCGCAGGCGCGATGCCGAGCGCAAGCTTTGCCTGGAGGGCTTGTGATGCCCTGGCTGAGCTTGAGCAAGCCGGCGCTGGCCGTCCTAGCCGTTGCTGCTCTGCTTGCGCTGGCCGGCCTTGGCTTCTGGCGTGGCATGGCGGCGATTGAATCAGCGCAGGCCGCCGCCGTTGCTATAGCCGTTGAAGGCCGCGACGCGCACTGGCGAAGCGAGATCGCCAAGAGCAACGCTGAGGTCGCGAACGCGCGCGCCGCGCAGGCGATACTTGTCGCGGACGCCGCCGCAAAGCAGGCGCGCGCCGAGGCCGACGCAAAAGCCGCATATGATGAGTTGGAGAAAAAGAATGCGGCTATGCCCGTTAATCCTGAGTGTGGCCTTAGCGCTGAGCGCGGCGGCTTGCTCGACAGTATCCGATAAGCCGGTGGTCAGAACCGAAATCGCGACGCCCCTGCTGACTGAAGACATGCGTAAGGCGTGCGGCCGGCCCGTCGCAATTCCGCGCAGGAAGTTGACCGAGCAGGACGTGACGAGTCTGTGGGGCAGGGACCGGCGCGAGCTCGTTTCGTGCGCCGCACGGCATGGTGCAACGGTAGGTGCTATCGTCGGCGGGGCCAAATAATGGAAATTACCATTCCGGCCGCGCTGGCGCTGTCTCTGGGGACAGCGGGTCTGACGCTCGCGGCAAGCTGGGGCGTGGTCAAGTACCAAGCCGCACAGCACGAAAAGCGCCTGCAAGGCCTGGAGGAAAAAGTTGAGCGCCAGGCCGACGAGTTGTCCGACTTCCGGCTCGAGGCCGCGCAGCGCTTTGTCACTGTCGAAACGATGGCCAAGCTTGAAGAGCGCGTAATCAGCGCGATCGACCGGCTCGCGGACAGGCTGGACCGTGTGATCGAGGGTAGGGCGGTTCCGGCACGTCGCTCTTGACAATTCAAATTAGGATTCGCTATAAAGATAGTGCGTTAACGGTGACGCACCAATCAGGCGATTCCAATGCGAAAGCTGCTTTTGTCAGCCGCGCTTTGCGCGGTGGTGGCCTCTTGTTCTGCGTCGCCTGTGATGGCGCAGCAGTGCGTCAGCGTTGAGCGCGTTCTTGAACATTTGGAGCCGGTCAAGGCTCTTGGTGAGGTTATCACCTACGGCCGCGAAGATGCCGCGAAAGTGTTGGCATTTATGGCTGACAGCGGGAGTGCGTATCCCGAACCAAAAGTTGACGCGGTTATTCTTGTCGTCGGCGACCGTGCCGCGATGTTGCTGTTTGTTGATGGCGACAAGATTTGCCGCACGCTGACGATTCCGCTCAAGGCTGCTGCGTTGCTTGATGCGGCAGTGCGTGGTCGCGCCGTCTGATTTTGCCCGGTGGCCGAAAGGCTGCCGGGCTATTTTTGTTTGGAGGGATTGATGGCGTTTCCAAAGTTGAGGACGCAGGTCTGGGAAGATTCAAGCGGAGCGCTTCACGCCACAGAAGATGCCGCCGTGCGAGCGGAGGCCGTGATTAAAGATAGGCACCGCCTTTCGCTCGTCGAAGAGGCTATTAGGCGCGCAATTTCTGAATCTCGGTGGCACATTCTCGGAGAATATCGCGATTATGACAGCCCTGATTACAGGAGCAGTCTTGTTCGTCACTTGATGTCCGCTGGCCTAGATTTTGTTGGGGAGGTCCGACTGTGAGCGATTGGATTGAATGGGGAGGCGGGGCGCGCCCGGTTGATGGGGCTTCACAAGTCAGTGTTCGCTATCGGCCAATGAAGCACGAATTCGGCTTTGGCGAAAGCGACGGCTCGACTGCCGCTTCGAACTATCGATGGGAGCACGACGGGTCCGCTGGGGACATTATCGCTTATCGCGTCGAGTCGTGGGCAGGCCAGAAGCCCGCCAACGACAATCTGACGCCACGCGCCCAGTTCGACGCCGCATCGCAGCTTCAGGAAGAGCTCGCAATCAACATTTCCGCGCAGATCGCGAACGGTGTCAGGCCGGACGCTGTCCAGGTTCTCGAGTGGGCGAACGCCCTGTACGAGGCGGAAGTGGGGGCGGCGTGATGCGGTTCCTAGCGTTTCTCTCGGCATTGATTGCGGTAATCGCAGCGCAGCACATTCCTTACGTCCTTGGGCCGTCGTTCAGCGGCCTCTCGTTCGTAGTAGGCGGAATCGGTGGCGGTGTTCTCGGTCATCTTGCGATCGACCGATGACCTTCCCCGACGACATCATGCGGGCGGCGCGCGAGGCGTTTATTGCATTCGCAACTCCAACGCTCGACCGGGCGACAACCGAGCGGACGCGGGCTGGCGATATCGACCATATGCCCATGCTGCAGCTTGCTGCCCAAGCCATCATGGCTGAGCGCCAGCGTTGCTTGGAGGTTGCATCAGATGTGGTGCAATCGGCGGACGCCCAAGGCGCATCTCGCTACTTAATTCCAGGCGCCGCCCACGTTCTCCTAAAAATTATAGGATCACAGGCTTGACCCAAATCGACAACGAGACCCTGGCCCGTACAGTCGCGGCCTACAAGGCGAACGACTGCAGTCAGCGCGCGACGGCGCTCACACTTGGGCTCGCGCGCAGCACAGTGCAGAACCAACTCAAGCGCGCGGCAGAGCGCGGGATGCTCGGTACGGAGCCCGTATTGCCGGGGTACCGGATCAGCCAGGTCACGACGACGCCGCACGGCGATTTCGTCCAGCAGAAGCCGGAGCGCGGTGACGCCTTTGAAGTTCCAGCCGGTCATTCCGTCAAGGGCATATCTGCGCTTCTGGACGAAGACGGCCGCGAGATTATCAAGTGGGTGAAGACCCGCAACGAGTACGCGCCGGCCGATATCGCCGACATCCTCAAGACCGCTTTCCTAGACTACCGCGCGACCGAGCCAATTCCCGCGCCGGCAGCGTCCGACTTGGACCTGTTGACGCTTGTGCCGTGCAACGACTGGCACGTGAACTTGCTGACGTGGGAACGCGAGACCGGCCAGAATTGGGATCTCGCGATTTCCGAGCGAGTCATCGGACAGGGCATTGACGACGCCATTGCACGCTCTCCGGCAGCCGGAACTGCGGTGGTCCTGGCCGGTGGTGACTTGCTGCATGCGGACGACAACGAGAGCCGAACCAAGCGCTCCAATAACGTGCTCGACACGGACGGCCGCCACCAGAAGGGGCTCGAGACGGCAGGCCGGCTCATGGTGCGAACCATTGACGCCGCGCTACGCAAGAACAGGCGAGTCGTGGTGCGCGTGCTCAAGGGCAATCACGACGAGCACACTTCGGTAGCGATCGGTTATTTCCTGCTCGCCTGGTACCGCGACGAGCCGCGGGTGACCGTGGACGTCGACGCGTCGCTGTTCTGGTGGTTCCGCCACGGCTCGGTGCTGCTTGGCGCCACGCACGGCCATACGGTCAAGCTGAAGGACATGGCGTCGATCATGGCGCATCGGCGGGCCGAAGACTGGGGAGCGACTAAGTTCAGGTACGTGCACGGCTTCCATATCCACCACGCCAGCAAATTCCAGACGGAAGGCGGCGGCGTGATCATGGAATCGCACCAAGCCCCTATCCCGCAGGATGCCTGGCATTTCGGCGCCGGGTTCCTGTCGGGCCGCTCCGTCCAGACGATCACGTATCACGCCAGTTACGGCGAGATTTCGCGGGTGCGCGTCGCGATTTTGGATGCCGCCAACGACAACAACGAGCAGGGAAGGGCTGTGGCGTGAGCGATAAAAAGACCGAAATCATGCTGGTGAGCGAGACTGTCGCGCAGTCTTGGGCAAAGGACGCCAGCACTGCGGCCCTGTTCTTGGCTCTAGTCGGAACCGGCTGGCTTCTGGACAGCACTGCGCTGCAGTGGGCCGGCGCCTTCGTCGGCTTCACGACGCTGTTCATGAGGTCTAGCGGCAAGGTTCCCCGCCTGACGATCGCTGAAGCCCGCGCGAAGCTCGACGAATTGGAGCGCGGGGCATGACCCCCGTCGCCGCTTTTGCCGCAGGCGCGTTGTCAATGCTCGCGCTCGGCTTCGCAGTTTTCTGGTTTGACACTTCTACAGGTGGGGAATGACCGACTGGATTGAATGGAACGGCGGCGAGTGCCCGGTGGGGCGCAAAGATAGGGTTCAGGTCAAGCTGCGTGACGGGTACGTTACCCCGCAGCACGAAGAGTACCCCGCCGAGTCGTTCGTTTGGAATCATGCCGGCGGTCGCTCTTGGGAGATTATCGCCTATCGACTTGCGGAACAGGACGCGTTTGCGGCGGACTTTCGGGTCCCCGAGTCCGCCCTGACCCGCCAGCCCGGCGGCACGCATTACCGCGACTCGGCAATTCAGCCCGTCCAGTTCATCGAGGCCAATAAGCTCGGCTTCCTTGAAGGATGCATCATCAAGCGCGTCGCACGGCACGACAAGCCGACCGGCAAGGGCCGAGAGGATATCGAAAAGATCATCCACGAGGCGCAACTGCTGCTCGAGCTTCGGTATGGGGCGGTGGCGTGATGGCTGTCGACTGGATGCCGCACCCAGCCGAAGACACCTTCGCCGCACCATTGGCTCGCTACCCGGCGCCAGCCGCGGCTGAGTTCGTCACGCTCTGGAAGCGCGGCCAGCAAGCCGTGCTTAGCGTTACCGCCGACGGCAAGGTTCACGACTTCCACCTGCCGCCCGCGAGGCTTGTCTACCTGCTGCGCGAGGTCGCGGAGCAATTGGCTGAAAATTCTATCCTGAAATAGGAGGGCGCGCCAATGCGGCTCGTTATCGTCGAAAGCCCCTATGCCGGCGACGTTGAGACCAACGTCGAATACGCGCGCCGCTGCGTTAGAGACAGCTTGTTGCGAGGCGAGGCGCCGATTGCTTCCCACCTCCTTTATACGCAGCCGGGGGTGCTTGACGACGAGATACCGGAGGAGCGGAAGCACGGTATCGACGCGGGCCTAGCCTGGCGGCGCGTTGCCGACGCTAGTGTTGTCTACCTGGATCGCGGCATCAGCAAGGGCATGGAGTACGGCATTGAAGCCGCGCGCTATGCCGGTCTGCCGGTAGAGTTCCGCGAAATCGGAGACGCGTCATGAACCGCGCCCATCTCCGCTGGTGGCTCTGGTCCTGCCTTACGTTCGTTGGCGCGGCTGTGGCCTGGCTGCTGGGCTTCTTCGCAGTGCTGGCCAAGCAGGACGCCACTGGCCTCGGGTTCGTTGTCCTGGCGCTCTACGCCGCCAGCACGGCGTGGCTCGGGTGGAAGGTCTGGAGCGGTGATACCGACTATGGCTTCGTCCGGCATCTGGCAAAAGACATGTCTTACATCGGGATCCTCGGCACGTTCATTGGCCTGTACCTGGCGTTTCAGGTCATGGCGAACCTGCCGGCTGACGGCTCAATCCCGCCGACGTTCAAGGCCGAATTTATACGCGCCGTGGCGACAAAGTTTTTGACCAGCATTGTGGGGTTGGTCGGGTTTCTCTGCCTGGAAAAGCAGGTTCAGATTTTGGAGGCTAGGTGATGGCTATGGATGGTGGGCCGGCGTTTCCGCAGGCAATCGCGTCTGACTGGGCGAAAGGCATGTCTTTACGCGATTGGTTTGCCGGGCAGGCGCTGACGGGAATGATGGCAACGCCGCATTTCTGGGACTTCGTTAAGGATGCAACCGGCAAACGCCCCGGGTTTGTTGAGCCTCGTCACGGAGCAGCACTCACAGCTTACCAGTACGCCGACGCCATGCTTGCGGCTCGCGAGGTGCGGTCGTGATGGCGCGCGACGTTGGCCACCTGTTATTTCCGCACTGGATTGAGGCCGCGCCGCAGTCGATGTCCGTATGGCGGCTCGTCGCCGGCGCGGTTGCCTGGGGCATCGCAGCGGTTGCCTGCATGGCTGGCATGTATCGAACGCTGCCGACTTGGGGAATGCGCACATGACCACGATGATTGAGCGCGTCGCCGCCGCTAACAAGCGGGCGTGGGACGGGTGGCCCGAACCGATCACCACTGAGAACCTGGCGCAGGTTCGGGAAGCAGCAGCCCGCGCCGCTATCGCCGCGATGCGTGAGGGGCTGCCGGATTTCGGCGAATATCCCCTAGTCGAGCGCCTTGCCCGTGAGTGCGAAAGCGCCGGCACCGATGACGAGACTTGGGCGAAGTTCAAGGCTCTTGCCGAGTGGGTTTCCAGCTTCGACGCCGCCTTGGAGGAAAAGCTGTGACGCTGTCAATCACAATTGGCTGGTGGTTGGCACCAGCGCTGTTCACTGCCATTGCCTTCGCCCTTGCGCTTTGGCGCCTAAACTGCGCCCCCGCCGGTAGTGACCTTGGCGGCGCAGTTGCGGGAATGTTCTTGGCGCTTCTGTACTTACCCTTGGCTGCGATTGCCTCGCTTCTAGCGTGGCTTGTCTGGGCTCTCGCGACATGACCACCCGCACATCCCCCGACCTTCCGGCTCCATTTTTTGATTTCGCCATGTCGGTGCTGATGGTGTTTGTGGCGCTGTTCGTCCTGGCGACATTCGACACGCCGCGCCCGCCGCAAGCCGGAGTCCTGACGCCGAAGGCCGAGTTCTTGATTGAGCTCACATGGGATGACGGCAGCGCCAGCGACGTCGACCTGTACGCCAAGGGCCCCGACGGGAAGATCGTGTTCTTCGGCTCGAGGCGGACCGAAACGATGTTCCTTGACCAGGACAACACAGGCAACGGCAACGGCTCTGTGGTCGACCGCAGAGAGATCGTGACGGTTCGGGCGATCGAGCCAGGGCGCTACGAGTTCAATGCCCATGCCTATCGGCTGGCGGGCCCGGCATCTGTGAAAATGCGCGTGCTCAAGCTCAATCCGTATTCGGTGGTCAGCGAGCGCGCCATCACCTTCGACATGCCGGGCCAGGAGCGGACGCTGGCGGCGATGAATGTGCGGGCCGATGGATCCGCTGAGCCCTATGAGGCGCAAACTAGGATGGTGGGGAAGTGATGGAAAAGGTGCGTATTGCGCTTTCCAAGGTAGCTCTGACCGCGGCCTTTCTTGCGGCGCCGGGCTACATGCGACGTGTTCTGGCGTACGCCATGGAGTCAGCAACCGGAGTGTGTGAGGAAATCGCGGCGGGGCGGGATGGAGGCGTGATGATTACGCCGTGGTTCACGTCTGCCGCAGGTGGCATCCTGGCCAATACGCAAGCGCACTACTGCTTGAACGAGGCAAAACGGGTGCGGGCCTGGCACGCTGGTCAGGAGCCCCGCCCATGCTAACCCTAACCGTAGCCGCCACGCTGGCCGTTCTGGCGCCGCTGGCGTGGCTGTTGGTGGAAACATCGCGGCGGAGGTGGTTGGCCTTCGCCATCCCCGCGCTGGTCGCCTTGCCGCTGGCATTCTACGCTTACGGCTCGAGCCTGCTTGGCTACGCGGTAGCGACTGCCCCCAAGGGCGAGTTCGACGTAGTGCACGCCAGTGTGGATGAAGCCAGGGGCATGGTGCTGCTGCTGATTGCCACGCCAGACGGCGCGCGCCTCCACACCATTCCCGCGACCGAGCAGGCCCGCAAACAAGCCGGATCCGCGCAGGCCGCGCTTGAGAAGGGTTTGCCGGTCAGGGGGCGAGCCGGCACGGGCGCAGACCAGAACGAGGGCGATCTCGTGTTTTATGTGCTGCCGCCTATGGCGCAGCCGAAGGGGTGAAGGTGATGGAGGAAGCGCAGGCGCAAGCGATCCGTCGCAGCGCTCAGTGGGACGCATTCAACCGTGTCTTGGCTTGGGTAAATGAGCAAGAGAACAGGGAACTACCAAAGGCGGATTTCTATCACGCCGTGATGGATATGCGTCCGGTGCTCAGCGGCAGCGAGCCGATTTCGCTAAAGCATGCGGGCGCTCGCTGGTGGCATACCGACGACTACGCCAGCCCAAACCTCACAAAAGCCAGCCTTGGCGAGTTCTTCGCGGCCGTCCTGTCGGTTGGCGCTTACGTCGGAGAGATATGGCCGTTCAATCACCGCTACAGCCGATCAGCCGTCTACGTGTCGGTGTTCGCCACGGACGAGCAGAAAGCCGCTATTGAGGGCGCGACGCGCTACCGGTTTAGGCGTCCGCCCAAGTTGAAGTTGAATTGAGGACGCCATGCAGCACAACGACATTATTGCCAGGATGGAAGCCGCGTCGATCAATGCCGGCGAAACGGACGACGGTTGGAACCGCCGCTTCATTGCTGCGCTCAACGGGCAGGGACTTTACCTGTCGTGGTGGCCAGCCGACACGGTGCCGGAAGACGCCATCATGGCGCCGGTTCCGCACAGCGAGGGATGGCAATATCGATATCCCTCTTATGTGACGACGAGCTGAATCGGCGACGCGCCACCAACCCCGCCTTGTGCGGGGTTTTTTTATGAGACGTTTTTTCGTATGACATATTGACGTACGACAAACTGTCGTCTATGTTCATTTCACGAACGAAGAGACACAGCGGCGCGGCAATCCCGCAAGCGCCACGGCCCCAAGGAGGGCTCCTTCCATGGCTTCCGCCTTTGTCGTTTTCGCCTCCCGCTATAACGTCGCCGTTGAGGACGCTTATGTCCTGCCGGCCCTATTTGAGCGAACCGCACAGAAGGTCGGAATGTCGGCAAGCGCGCTTCTCAGCCGCGCCACCTTCGACTGCGCTCTTGGCGAGTACCTCGCCGACTGCGCGCGCAAGGTTGCTGCCTCCGATAAGGCGGCGCTCTGATGAGCGCCGTTTTCTTTGTAGAGCCGAAGCGTCACGGCCTAGACCGCCGAGTGTTTCGCCGCATGGGGTGCGGAGCCCTTGAATGGGCTCACTACGCTGATTGGGCGCGCAACCCGGCTCGCGCGCGCTACTACGGCTCCGCCCTCTCCCACGTGCCGGAGGGGTGTGAAAAAATAAGCATTGGTTAG